CCTCAAAAATTCTCCGGGGGTAGATATTCTTAGATATTTTAAGTACTCTCTGCAGAGGCATGGGTCGGTTTTCCGTGTCTCCTTTCTACCAGTTCCAATTTGCCATTGCGCTGGTCTTTCCTGACACCTATGGATTGTCTATCCATGCTTCTGTAGAGCGCACTTAAGCGAAAAGATACGAGGAGAAGAACCCATGAAAAGAAAGGAAGATACATCACTAAGCCCTAATGAGAGGACGAAGCGACGAAAAGCACGGTCATTAGAGGCTCGTGAGGCTCAGCTTGCCGCGCTCGCCTATGATCTGGTAGAGCAAAGGCTACTAGATGGCACTGCAACCAGTCAAGAAACAACATGTATCCTTAGAATGGCATCGTCAAAAGAGAAACGAGACGCCAGAATGGACGAACTTGAGATGAAACTCAAAGAAGCGAAGATCAAATCGATTGAGAGCACTATACAGATGGAAGAACTCTACAAAGAAGCGATCGCTGCCGTCCAGTCTTACAGCTCACCTCTTACCAGAATGCCGCAGCAGGATCATCACGATTAACGGATAAAGCTATGAACTATAACGAGTATATTAAACCATATTTATGTCACCACGGAATCCTGGGTATGAAATGGGGTGTCCGTCGTTACCAGAATCCTGATGGGTCGCTTACTGAGGCTGGAAAGAAGAGATATTACGGAACCGATCGTGTCTTGAGTAGGGCCGGTGCTAAAGCCGTCGGCAAGGATCTAACAAAAACCAGTAAAGTCGCTCTTAGAAAAGGCATATACAGTAATGAGTATGCGGAAGCATCTAAAGCGTTCAAGACTAAATGGGGTGAAGGTCAAGACGGAATGGCTGACTGGGCTTCTGAGTATAAAGGAACCACAGATAAGGCGAACAAGATATTTGATAAGGCTGTGGCCAACTACACAGAGCAACGAAAACGCGGAGAGTTTAATAGCGCTGAACAAGACGTTATAAACAGCTTGTCAAACAGCATAACGCATTTGGTAAAAGAACCGGTTGATATAGACGCTGTTCGGAGCCGAGGCAAACTAACTACTTCGGAAGCTAATGAGTGTTCAGAACTCGCTAACCGTTTATACGACGCGGCTTCGAAAATAGAGCCGGCTATCACGAAAGACGTCATACAGGCCGTCAGTGATGCTAATAGCAAAATGTACGGGCTTAAGTATAGGCTGAAGCAGCCCACATCACTCGCCGCAAAGATCGGATCCGATGCAAAAGAAGACGGTGTGCCGTTTGCATCTGCAGCTAAGTCCGTTAAAGACGTCATCCGATATACTGCTGTAAGCGATAAGAATAGCTACTATAAGTCATATAACGCAGTCAAGTCGCAGCTCATAGCAAAAGGATATTCTGAAGCTCAATGTAAGAACTATTTCGATCTGTATAAGCAAGGAAAAGTAATGCATAAAGCTGTTCAAAGTACTTTTAAAACGCCAGACGGATATTCGTTTGAACTTCAATTTCAGACGCCAGCGAGTCAGGCGGCAAAAGAGCTAAAGATACCAATCTATAATAAGCGTAGACAAAGTGGACTTACTGAGCAGCAGAAAGCATTACTCGAACAGCAAATGGTTGATCTTGCGGAACGTGTTGAATACCCAAAAGATGTTCTAAAGATCAAGTCACATAGATAATCCAATGAAAACCTATCATGAACTTATAGCGATCCCATCATTCGAAGATCGGCTCAAGTTTCTGTCAATCGCACAAAGTGTAGCCGATCCAACATGGGGATCACATCGCTATCTAAATCAAAATCTATACCGTAGCCCAAGATGGAAATCGACGCGTAGACAAGTCATCATAAGAGACAACGCCTGTGATCTTGCGCACGAAGACTACAGCCTTGGCGACGGAGTAGCATACATTCACCACATAAACCCAGTAACTATTGACGATATTTTGGAAGAGCGTTCATGTGTATTCGATCTCGAAAACCTGATTACGTGTAGCTTCGCTACACATCAGGCGATTCACTACGGATCGACGGAACCATTTACCAGAGTTCCAACCGAGCGCAGACCAAATGACACATGTCCTTGGAAGTAGCAGGTATGGAAGAGAGTATATTAGCCACGATAAGGCACATGATCGGTGGCGTTGAAGTGCCGCCGGGAGCCGAAGGCCCATTTGACATGGATCTCATGATCCATATTAACTCGATCCTGCAGGTCTTAAACCAGCTCGGAGTAGGACGTGAGGATTTCGAGTTACAAGACGCGGACCAAACATGGCAGGAATTCCTTGGTACCAAATTCCGTAACCTAAACATGGTCAAGTCTTACGTGTATCTTAGAGTAAAGCTCTTGTTCGATCCCCCGTCATCCGGAACGCTCATGCAAGCTATGAAAGAACAGGCTGCTGAACTCGAATGGCGACTTAATACAAAAGTCGATCGAGCATACAGGGAGGAAGAATATGAGCAGCTGCATAAAACCAAATGGAACCATAAACCTCACAAGAGGCGACACGTTCTACGCTGTTGTTAAACTCTTTAACTTTTACGGGGACTCCGTAACGCTTAATGAGCTTGACAAAGTACGTTTCGCACTGAAAGAGTCTTATGATTCCTGCAGACCGATATTGGTCATCGACATTCCGGTAGATACGATGACCCTTCGAATCGCACCAGAAGACACGAAGCACCTGAAATACGGTTCTTACGTGTACGATATCGAAGTAACATTCACTACCGGAGACATTGATACTGTGATCCCGCGCAAAACGTTTAATCTATTGGAGGAAGTCTTATGAACAATTTCGTTCCGAGGATGAATGAATTGCACGGCGTATTAGCGGTTCCTGAAATCGTAAATTATGGCGGTGTAAATACTGCTCAGATTGAGTATGACACCACTGCTGGATGGGCTGCCAAGCGGAATCTTCGCTCAAAAGAAAAGGTTATCTATGTCTATACGGACTATGAGACCGACGCAGATGGAAACAACATTCCAGCATTCAAAATAGGTGACGGAAGCGCATATGTCGCCGACCTTCCATTCGTGTCACACGTGACACAGGAAGAAAAGAACTTTTGGAACAACAAAGTAAGTGTATTTGCAATCGCTGAGCAGGAAATGCTCTACTTCACAACACACTAATTTTATAGGAGGTTCACTATGCCTACTCTTTCTTCACTCGCACAGGTAACTCTGCCAAGCGGAAGCGTATATGAGTTTAAGGACAGCGTTGCTCGTCAGATGATCGCTGATCTTAGCGGTAACTTATCCGGAGCCGTTCATTTCGTAGACGAAACCACAACTCCTCTTTCTGATGGTTCTACTGCATCTCCGATTAAGATTCCGGGACCGAACGGAACAGAAGTTGACTACACGCCGCAGGGCGGCGATGTTGTTATCTACAACGATGCTGAGTATATTTGGAGCAGCAATTCCAATCAGTGGCAGCATTTCGGTTCCGCCGGATCACTGAAAGCGCTTGCGTTTAAAGATAGCGCAACTGGCACGTTCACACCGGCAGGTACTGTCACTCAGCCGACGTTTACTGGTACAGTTGGCAACATCAATCTTACCGGGACTCCGGCAGGCACGATCGCGATGGCTATCGGAAGCGGCGTTGCAAACTACACACCGGAAGGTACCGTATCCGCTCCGACGTTCACAGGTACTGGCGCAAACATCGAACTTAGTGGTACACCGGCAGGAAGTGTCTCAATTGGTGTTGGGAATGGCACGGCTAATTATACACCGGAAGGAACGGTTGCCGTAACACCGACCGTCACACCGGCAACAGGATCTGTTACACCGCTTGATGGCGTTGGCACACTTCCGACTCTTGAATTTGTCGTAACCGGCGAAAACCTTGAGATCAACTGGGCTGCTGGTACACTTCCGACAGCTGGCACACCGGTTGACGTGGTGACTGGCATCGAGAGCGCTACAGCAACAGCTACATTTACAGGTACTGGGGTTGATCTTGAAGGCACATTCTCCGGATCCGAGATGGCGGTTACTGGCAGCTACACGCCGGAAGGCACTGTGTCCGCTCCGACATTTACCGGAACTGGCGTTGATCTTGAACCGACATTTACCGGGTCGGAACTGAGTGTATCCGGAACATTTACTCCGGAAGGAACCGTTTCTCAGCCGACCTTTACCGGAACACCTGGAAACGTCGAAGTATCGTAATCGCGCAAAATCAAAATGGAGGCTTGATACATGCCAAACCCAAAACTTTCATCCTTAACCATTCCGGTTGGTGGTGTGCTTACAACGTTTGACTTTGCTGGGGCAGGCGGAGAAAGCGAGATACCAAGCGGCGCGAGACTGGTTAAAATTACACAGAATGACTATAATCAGTTACCTACTGAAGATAAGATGGATCCTGATGTCGTATATTTTGTTGAGGACGGCGGAGAGGCTGCCAGTGTCAAGCTTCTGTCTATTACAAATGAACCGTCCAAAACTGGATACGACTCAAGCAACTATACATTTGATACGACAGGTCTTACGGTTGAGCTGCAGACCGTAAGTAAAGGTGACACAACGTCAGTTGACGTAACAAGTGAATGCGTGCTTAGTGTTCCAAACGGAACCGACCTTAGCACGTATTTGAACGGACAGGCAACTAATGCTTCTATTCCGGTTAAGGTTACGTACACCGACTCCGATGGCAACGAATATAGTAAGACGTTCACGGTCAATGTGTTTGGCGGCGGAAGCGGCGGAGGCGGTGAAGGCGAGCCGAGCGCTGACGTTACATACAGACTTGGCGTCTATAAGAAACCGAATCATGCCATCTATGGCACCGACGATCCGATCCTTGACCTTACTGGCTATACAATCTGGCTCTATGCTGATCCAAACAACGCTTATGATGGTACTTGGGATTACGTGATGAATAACGGAGTACCGGAAAGCCACATTGATGTTACCGATCAGTGTACATTCGATCCGCCAAATGGCACCGATCTTAGCTCTCGTATCGCCGCGCTTCTACCAGAAGGTACTGCCTACCTTCCTATTGAAGCGACATATACATACAACGGCGTCACGTATGACACAAGATACCCCGCTAAACTTTATAACGGCGATGCGAACGGGCCTGCCAAGTATGTTTTTAAAACCCAAGACCGCTCATTTGGACTTTACGGAACTGACGACTTTTTGTTTGATACAAAAACTGAAGGTGTTTCTGGCACAATGTGGATTAGACAAGGTCCGTATAAGACCGGAATCGCATTGTCGATGAACTACTTTAAGGTTGGGATAGAAGACGGCACTGACATGCGCGTGTACGATCCAGGCGTCGACTATACAACCTGCACACCCGTTCCGGTAAAAGTTACGGCTACTTGGGAAGGAGCGCAATATGTTGATTATGGCGTCGCATACTATCTTAATGCACGCACCGAGATATACGAACTTCATATTTCGGGTGCTCCAAAGCAAATTTCCGAGGCGGGCCGGCTATCCTTCTATCAGCTTACAGACACGGCGTTTGATACATCAGTATTCTCCGGTTCTTTTCTATACGGTCTTAAATGGAATGTCAATGAATCGGTAGAGAATAACGGCAGCTATCGTATACGCTCTAAAATAACAAACATCAGTCCTGACGATATTAAGTATACACTTATACCGGATGGGAATATCGTGACAAGTAGGCATACGATTAAGAACGGTCACAACATGGCTCAGTATGCACCAACGACAACCGGTGGAAAACAGGTCTATCAGATTGAAGCGATGATCACGTATGACGGTTACACTACGACAGATACATTCTACTGCACCGTTTGGAACGTCGACGATCCTGAGTTCAAACCGGAATAATTAAGGAGAATCAAAATGAGCTTTAAAACGTACGCGCTATCAGAAGAGAAGTTAATAAAGATCGCAAGGCTTTGCGTACAGGAGCAAGGATCCATTGCCGGCGTACGTGCTGAAGCCTCTCAAGGAGCGAATCTCTTAGAGACAAATAGTAAGTATTCGAGATTCGGTGATGATATTTACAGCTTTTTTAGAAACAGCCGGTGGTACTACGAATCAGAGTACTACATGGACCATGGCTCCGCATCGTCTGCAGCAATCGAAGCCGTAAGGGATGTTTTATGCAAAGGCGAGCGCGTTTTCCCGCAGTACGTCGATGAGCATGACTGTATCAAAGACATCGCGTGGGTGAAGACAAACGGAACGTATGTGGAAAAGTCCGACCGGAGCAATTACGTAAAAGGCAAAACGGTCATCCATAATAAGATGGGATCGACCTACACGTTTTATGCATTTCCGGCTCCTGGCTGTGATCCATTCGGCTATACGAAAAATGCTTATGACTATGTGACGAGTCATGGTGGATCGACTGAACCAATATCGGATGACGACGGCCGTGTGTCTGTTTCTGCAACTCTCCCTGAGCTCTATAAGGACTGTCCAAAGGGATCGGCCGTTCGTATCTGGCGACAGATCATCGGCATGAAAAGCAGCTACGATGTGTTCAACGCTGCTGTAAAGAAGAACACTAAGATTTGGCAGAGTGAGCACGGTCTTAAGGCTGACGGAATCGTCGGAAAGAATACATGGGCCGCGGCGCTTAACAATCTTAAATGAAAGGAACAATATGGACGAGAAAGCTTTAAAACTGGTTAGGAACTACGCCTTGTCGCATCTTGACAAGTCGGATCCTAATCCGAATTTTGAAGTATATATTGTATGGAAATGCAAGACGCTCCAGAACTGGAAGTATCTCATTTCCACAACGCTTTATGACGGCATGTACTACGAGCTTACGTTTGACGGTGATAAAGATCAGTGGTATCTTGACGCGTACAAGAAGTTCGAGAATGTTGTCATAAAGAATTAACTAAGACATTTTCTAATAATCGGTCCTCCTTATCGAAGAGGTTCATTCACGTTTGTGAGTGAGCCTCTTTTATTTATTTGAAAGGAGATACATGAGTAAAGTTTTAATTGAAGAACAAACCCTATACGACATAGGAAATGCTATACGAGCAAGGAATGGCCTAAGCACGACATATAAGCCTAGAGAAACGCCATCTGCTATTATAAATTCGTTCGCCAGTAACAGCTATAATAAGCTTGAATGCTATAGTTACGATGGAACTACAAAACTCCTTGACGATTTGTATGTACCATCCGGATCGACCTATTCGCCTACGTTTGATTATGCTCTTGAACCCTCTGGAGTCACAACTAGCGAACCTATTCAAAACATACGTAATACCATTACGTTATATGCGGACTATGATATGTCTACTATTGGTACTGCTGTTTATAGTCAAGATGGCACTATGTCCGCATTGGTACTTGATGACAGAATTGTCTGGTTTTTTAATGGGTTCGTTTTTCCAAGTGGCGGGATATGTGATGCGTCAAACTTAGATCCTGCTTTCGATTCTTATAAATCGACCATAGGAAACCAGTATGATGAACGCGTTACAAAAGCATATGAATCATCTAATTCAGAAAACTGGAACGCGGTTATTAGCGTTTGGTCTGGCGGTTTCCGTGCATTGACACCAAATCTTGGGAGCTACAAAGCCGGGACTTTCTATTCAACATTAGAATGTCCGCGACGAACATCGACGCAAACCATTATTATTGCCGGATGCGCAGTACAAGATACCATCTATCGAACCTTGGACGAATATCGGACTATGCTAATTGGCGAATATATTAGTTGGTAAGGTAAATGTTCGTATATTTTAACGCTAATGACGCTGGACGTTTAGTTGGAGACTGCGTTGTCCGTGCGCTGTCCGTTGCATTTAATGATACGTGGCGTCACATTTATGCGGATCTTACAATGATGGGATACTTTGCATACAACATGCCAAACGCTAACGCAATTATGGCGGAGTACCTTATGCTAAATGGGTTCTCCTATCACGACATGCCAGAGCACGTATTGTCAATTAAGGACTTTGCCGATTCACATCCATACGGAACATATGTACTTGCAACCGGGTTTCATGTTGTCGCTGTGGTAAATGGCAATTACTACGACACGTCCGACAGCGGGCGAGAGATCCCGATTTACTATTTTAGAAAGGAAGTGGCTTAATGGCTGCTTATACTAATGGCTATACGCCGTATAATGGATCATATGCATATAGTAACGCAGCACCTAACTATTCGCAAACGTATGCTCCTTCACCATATCAGCAGACGATGCAACAGCCGCAGTATCAGGTTCAGCCGACTATGAACGGCTTCTTAACGATTCCTGTTGACGGAGAACGAGACGCCCAGGAGTATCCGGTTGGCGCTGGATGTGAAGTTATGCTGATAAGCTTTAAGGAAGGAAAGTTCTGGATTAAAGGAACTGCTAAGAATGGTATACCAAATCCGCTTCGCCCATATAGTTTTAGGGAAGATACGGAGATGGTTTCTCAAAATCAAAATGACTCGATTTATGTAACAAAAGACGAATTTGACAGTATACGAAACAAACTTAACGAATTAATTGAAAAACTGGGAGGTGACAACTAATGTTCAATCCTTTCGCTAATATGACTCAAACGATGCAACAGTTAAACGAGTTTAGGCAGAATTATCAGGGAAATGATCCTAAAGGGCAGGTGCAAAGTATGCTTAATAGTGGTCAGATCTCGCAGGATCAGTTTAATTCTGTAATGCCTATCGCTCAGCAGCTCTATCAAATGATACGAGGAGGCCGCTAATGGGCGTTATTTACTATAAAGATAAAAAGTACGGTGGCGGGGGATCCGGAGCTATTGTTGGGTCGATCATGCTTAGCACAGAATGGACCGAAACCGAAGAGGGCTCTGGGATATTTACGCAAACTGTGAGCGTTCCAGGGATTACCATTTCGGATCGTAGCATGATTAGCCTTCAACCGGATGCAGCAACGCTTAAAGCTATGCTCGATGATGGCATATATAGTATAACCATAGGAAATGAAAACGGAGTGTTGACCGCGTATGCTATTGGCGGTCCGCCGCAAGAATCCATTTCTGTGCAATGTACTGTTATTGATGCGACTGTCAATGCAACGGGTGAAGCTTCTTCCGACGGGACAGTCTATCCTGACGGTGATACCGAATCTTGGTGAGGTACGCTATGGGAAAAGTGCTAATTTCTTCTAACTTCATGACGGGTATCGCCGATGCTGTACGCAATAAGCTTGGCACGACCGATAAAATCGAGACATCTGCACTGGCTGAAAAAATACTGTCGATTAGTGATGGCATTCCGCTTAGTGTTCTTGCAGACGGTTATTCGTCGGTTAATACGTATAGTATCGATGACATCGTAACGTATCAGAACAAGCTTTACATATGCATATCTGATATTTCAGAGTCTGAGGACTTTGATCCTTCGCACTGGAGTGAAACAACGGTAGCCGATGTGCTATCCGGCATAATCAAAGCAGGTGCCGCCGATGACAAATACTATTGATGTACGGCCATTCATAGCCGACAAGTTTAGTACGTCTCTTACCTATGAGGTAGGGGACCTTGTTTTTTATTACAACAAACTTTACAAGTGCGCGCTTGCCGTTCTTACTCCCGGCGAGTTCGACGAATCAAAATGGACACGAACAACAATCGCAGACGAGCTTGTCGCACTGCGAAATTGGATAAGTAACATCAACTAATTTTTCTTATCTTTACGGAGGTGCTCTTATGTCCTTAGTAGACGGTGGAAACATGTACATGCCGGTTGCTCCTGCTGCTACAAGCTATGGTGCAGGTGGCGGCTCTATGTGGGGAGATAGTCTCTTCTGGATCATCGTTCTGTTCCTCTTTGGCTTTATGGGCGGAGGATTTGGAGGCGGATACGGTGCTGGAAATGGCATGGTTCCGTTCATGATGAATAACAATAATGACGTTCAGAGAGGCTTTGATCAGCAGGCCATCATGAATGGTATCGGTGCGCTTCAGGCTGGACAGAACGCCATGGCACAGAACCAGTGCCAGCAGTTTGCAGGCGTAAACCAAAATATCTTCAATACAGCGGCTGCTGCGGAAGCGAACGCTGCGGCAAGGCAGATGGCTGGGATGCAGCAGAACTGGGCAATGCAAACGGACATCGGAAATCGGCTCGATGGTATTCAGCTGACTCAGCAGCAGGGTGTATACGAGAACCGCGCAGCAATCGCTGATGTGAAATACACAATAGCTCAGGATGGCGCTCAGACGAGGGCTAATACCGATGCTAAGACGCAGAACATCATGGACAAGCTCTGCCAGATGGAACTTGACAACATGAAGGCAAACTATGAGAACAAGATCGCTACGATCACTCAGAACTATGAGAATCGTCTGGCCGGTATGCAGGCGCAGATCAATGACCAGCAGATTCAGATAAACAACGCCAGCCGCGACGTGGCTCTCGCAAACGAAGTAGATGCCCTGTACAACAGACTTAACAGTTGTCCTGTTCCGACCACTCCTGTTTATGGACGTACTCCGATCTTTACCTGTTCCCAGAATCCTAACGGATGTACGTGCAACAGTAACGGAATTGTTCAGATGGCCGGCTGAAGGAGGTGACGCATATGGCTAAATACAGTGCCATTGCTGCACAAGATATAGCTCCTAATGCTGCTGCTGTTTTTACTACAACAGTTATTCCTCCAGCAACTCCGGGACTCATATTTCACTCCGATGGAACTGGCGTATTCCGATTGGCTTCGCCAGCAAAGATCATGGGTCGCGAATTTACTGGATGCAAATGTAATAGAAGACTTTTGTTTGCTGACTATGACGTTTCAATCGACGGAAACATAGCTGTGGCTACCGGAGGAACGGCTGGAGAAATTTCAATGGCCATCGCTGTTGATGGTGTGATCGATCTATCTACAGTTATGCAGGTCACGCCAGCAGCTGCCGGCGAATTCAATCATATCTCAGTTGATACTATTGTACGCGTGCCAGCGATCTGCGGGTGTGAAACGATAAGTCTTGTGAGTACCTCGGATCAGACTATAACACTTCAGAACGCCAGCATTACTATACCAGGCGCTCAGATTAAACTGTAAGAGGTGACAAATCAAAATGAATAAAGAACTTATGGAACTTACAGATGAGCTCATGGATGCGGCTCGTCTCGTAAAGAAAGAAGTAAAGAAAATTACAGATAAAGGTGATCTGACTCTCCAGGAACTTGAGTCTCTCTATAAGGCCGCTTGCTTTACAGAGAAGCTTTGCAAGACGTGTGAGATGGATTCTTTTGACGAGAATTCCTATGGCAGATATGGTCACATGATGGACCGAGCTGACATGTATGGGTACAGTGAAAGACGTGGCAGATCACCGGTAACTGGTCGTTATATTTCACGAGGCATGGACGGAATGAGTGGACACTCGATTGAAGATCGTATGGTTGCAGCTCTTGAGGCGCAGATGGATAACGCCAAAACGGAGTATGAGCGCAAAACGATTCAGGACGAGATCAACCGCATTCGCATGGGAAATAGATGAGTGGGGCTATATTTGGTGATCCGTTAATTGCTGGTGACTGGGCGCTGCGAAAGAGAGACGATTCAATAAGTGATCTTAATAATTGGACAAAGCAAAACATGCCAATATTGGTCAATGAAATCGACGGACATCGGATAGTAAAAGATGGAAAAACAGACACGGTTATCTCTATTGACGAGCCAACCAGCACAAACGGCACGTACGGGTCAAATCATTTGCGTGTCGATGTACAGTCTGAGCGGTTCTATTGGTACTTCAACGATCAATTGGTGCGTGTAACTAATTCAGATCCGGACCAGAAGTATGTTCCAAGAAATTATTATTGGAAAGTAAATAGAGTCAATCCGGATAATCCAGAGTCAGAAGACATTAACGCAGCTATCTGGGAATACTGTCCTAATTCAAGTCCTTTATATGAGGATCTTATTTTTACGGTGCCAATCGACGATACTGGTATAGACTATGACCCAAAGACTAAAACGAACCGTTTTTCCTGTATAATGCTTCCAAAAAAGATTGAACGACTATACTACAAGTTCGATCTTGAACCAGACACGGACTACATGTTCTCGACGATATTTCAAGGTAGTTATAAAATAAACCCAGATCGTGGAAACTATTTGCGTCTAATGGTAACTAGAGACATTCTCGATGACGATGACCCTTGCGAATTTGGCGCTTTTGATGAAGCGGCACAAGCAAAAGTGGTCAACTACTGCGATATATATAACCCAAAACGTTCTGAGCTCTATGGCGTTCCATTTAACAGCGGTTCGTCGCCGTTTGTGTATTTATACATCGATTTTCATCCAGCGGTTGATGACGAAGCCGCCACGTTTGAATTTAAAAACGTTAGATGTGGATTAGCGGCGGATCCGGGGATATGCTATATTAAAGGACCAATCTATTTAAACGCAGAGACCGAATATTACTATGAAACAGGAGACTCCATATATAATATCGCTATAGCATATCCTGGTGCGTGGATATGGTCTTTCTACTATAGACATACTAACGAACATCACGTATTTGCGCTGTCTGGAAATGAATTCAAACTGGTTTCTGTGAACACAACTGTCAACGAAGGATATCAATACACCATTGAGGCGAAAAGTGAACCAATAGACATAAAAGGCAGAACATATCATAAGGTTCACAAATGCTGGGCTGCATCGCCAGACCTCATATCATATATCCCACCGAAACTTATAAGCGATGACGATATATACGCCAGGCTAAGCGAATTTGTTAAGCGTGAAGATCCGTCTAACTATTACTTCTATGACGTTCTTGACGAAGATCTTGTCAATATTTCCGTTGGAGTCACGAAAGGAGCTGTAAAAGCTTCCGACGTTCCGTCTCTATTTAGACTCACGGGTAAAGAATTTTATAGCATTACCCCATCCTCGGAGCTTGGAATCGACTATTCTGACTACTAGAACTGATAAAACGGAGCCATTAAATGAATCCTACATTACAAACGATCATATCATCGCTTACTTCTTCTGGTTTTGTAGCTCTTGTGATATTTCTCATCACGAGATGGGACAAGAAGAAAGAGGCGGAAAACGCAAAAGATAGCGCTGAAAGTCGGATGCTACTAGGTCTGGGTCATGATAAAATCGTGTACCTGACCGATAAGTACGTCAGACGAGGCGCTATTTCACTCAAGGAAAAGCGAAATCTAGAATTCTTATACAAACCATATGCTGAGCTTGGAGGTAATGGGGATTGTAAAGTTGGGTACGATGCTTGTCAGCGTCTTCCCGTGGTCTCCGATGACGAGGCTCAGCATATGGACATTGAAACGAAAAGGAGGGACTACTATCTTGAAGATGACGAACGAAATGTATGACGTCCTCAAGTGGATCGCTCAGATACTCCTTCCAGCTCTTGGTACATTATATTTTGCACTGGCTGAGCTTTGGGGGCTTCCTAACTCGGCTCAGGTCGTAGGAACGATTACGGCCATTGATGCATTTCTTGGTGCTCTTCTTGGCATCAGCGCGTCTACGTATTTGAAAGACAAAAACGAGGCGGACGAGGATGAGGACTAAGAGCCATGAACGAATTAACGTATAATAACTACCTGCAGCATTTCGGAATCCTTGGAATGAAGTGGGGTGTGCGTCGCTACCAGAATCCTGATGGCACACTGACGGAAGCTGGTAAGCGGCGATACGGAACCACCGAGGGACTGGAGAAAGCAAGGCAGGAGAGGGAAGAGCGGAAAGAAGCAAAAGAGATAGCAAAGAAGGACAAAGCGATCGCTACCGGCAACGCCAAGATGATTCGGAAGTACGCTGACCGCATGACGACTCAGGAACTTCAAAATGCCGCAACTCGCGCCCAGTATGTCTCGAATGTGAAAGCAATACAAAACCGTGGTAAGCCAAAGCTCGATCCCGTGAACACGGTTACGAACGCTCTTAGGAAAACCAGCGGCCTTATGAACGCCGTATCAGACACAGCAGGTGCCATCGATCGTATCAAGAAGCTAATGGAAGATCCAGACGAGCGGAAAGCGCGGGAGAAAGAGAAGAAACTAAAAGACGACAACGAGAAAACGTTTTATGCCACATTGCGTCAGAAGGCGACCGAAGCTGCAAAGAAGGCGTATGACGAGACTCCAGGCGATGACCGAGCTAAAGCAGTTGCATCTCGTGACGTATATTCTAAAATCATGGGCAGCACTGATGACGCTTATAGTGGACGGATTACGAAAGAGTCACTTGAGGCCGAGAGTAAGAAAAAAGATAGTCATCCAATCAAGGAGTTCCTGAACTGGGCGGCGGAAAGCACAGGTAATCGCAAGAAAGCGAACGACATTATGGCTTCTGGCGTACTCGACGAACTCTATGATCCGGTAAAGAAGACGTGGAAAGTAAAGCCACAGGTTTTGTCGACTAAGGTATCGGATCTTGGCCCGTTCGATTACCTTGATGACGCCATGCGAGATGACTATTCTGAAAAGAGGTGGAAGCGGACGTAATGCTATCCAACACCGCAACACCAAAATACTACGGGGAGTTTAGAGAGAAAGTACTAAAAGGCTTAATACCAGTATGTCAGGAAGTTTCAATGGAGATGAATCGTATTGACGACCTCATCCGAAACCCTGGCGTATACTACGATGATGAAGCTGTCGAAGGATGGATAAGGTTCTGTGAGAATGAGCTAACGCTTACTGACGGATCCGATCTCTATCTTCTCGACAGCTTTAAATTATGGGGAGAGCAGGTATTCGGCTGGTACTACTTTATCGACAAGTCCGTATTCGAGCCGTATGAAGACAAACCCGGCGGCAGGTTCGTACGAAAGACGATCATTAAACGTTTGATCAACCGTCAGTACCTTATCGTAGCACGTGGCGCGGCTAAGAGTATGTACGGTTCCACGATACAGGCGTACTTCTCGGCTGTTGATGGCTCGACAACGCACCAGATCACGACAGCGCCTACGATGAGACAGGCCGACGAGGTCATGTCACCGTTCCGTACGGCGATTGTACGTGCCCGTGGTCCATGGCTTAAGTTCCTGACAGAAGGATCACTTCAGAACACGACCGGACTTAAGTCAAAGAGGCAGAAGTTATGCTCTACAAAGAAGGGCATCGAGAACTTTCTTACCGGATCGCTTCTTGAAGTCCGTCCGATGTCGATCAATAAGCTGCAGGGCCTTAGGTGTCGAATTGCTACGATTGACGAATGGCTATCAGGCGACATCAAAGAAGACGTAATCGGCTGCGTGGAGCAGGGTGCGTCGAAACATGACGATTATCTCATCATTGCCATGAGTTCCGAAGGTACCGTTCGAAACGGAGTTGGTGACACAATCAAAATGGAGCTCATGGACATTCTAAAAGGCAAGTATGTCGATCCGCACGTATCCATCTGGTACTACCGTCTTGACGACGTAAAGGAAATAGCTCACCGAGAGCTATGGCTGAAAGCTAATCCGAACCTCGATAAGACGATTACGTACGAGACATATGAACGAGACGTGGAGCGAGCGGAAAACGAACCAGCCGTTAAGAATGATATTTTAGCTAAGAGGTTTGGGATTCCCTGCGAAGGACTGTCCTACTTCTTTACATATGAGCAAACGATCCCGCATAGGAAGAAAGAGTACTGGCAGATGCCGTGCAGCATGGGCTTTGACCTTTCACAAGGCGATGACTTCTGTGCGTTTACGTTTCTCTTTCCACTGTCCGATGAGTTCTTTGGTGTAAAAGCCAGAAGTTATATTTCCGAGCGTACGTTCGGTAGACTGCCAAATGCTACCAGAACAAAGTACGAAGAATTCATGAATGAAGGGACTCTGATCGTCATGCCGGGTACGACACTTAACATGGATGAAATCTACGACGACATCGACCGATACATAAACGAAGTCGCACTCTACGACGTTCTTTGCGTCGGGTATGACCCGTACAACGCGAAAGAATTCGTTACTAGATGGTGCGTTGAAAACGGAGAGTTCGGTGTCGAGAAAGTAATCCAAGGCATGAAGACTGAAAGCGTACCGCTTGGTGAACTTCGAGACCTTGCTGAGGATCGGAAGCTCCTCTTTGACGAAGATATATTTGCTTACTGCATGGGCAACTGTATCGTGCAGGAAGACACAAATGGCAACCGTAAGTTGCTAAAGAAGCGCTATGAATCAAAGATCGATAATGTATCGGCGCTCATGGACGCTTGGGTGGCTTACAAACTGAACCGCGAGTCATTCGCGTGAAAGGAGTAAACATGAAGAAACTACTGGCTACTTTTCTCGCAAGCGTGTTGCTTCTTGGAAACGTGTGTGGTGTTTCTGCGGCGAGCCCGCCGTGGATTACGTATTACAAGGAAATGGAAGCTCTCTTCGGAGAGGATCCGGAAGTTGCTCTTGAATACAACAATGACGATCATGAGATCACGCTGCTTGTCGAAGATGCAAAGAAAGCAGATGCCCTGACACAGCTTCTTCCCGCGACTAAGGACTTCGGCAATGTGCAGCTTAAGATCACGGTCATTCCGGCAAACGGGTTTGGCGCGACGAAAGCGGACTTAATTGCCGCGGCATTTGACGGAAACCCAGTGCTTGAAGAAGTCCGTACCGGCTATGATCCGATCACCAATGCGTTTACTTACGTAATCTTTAAGAATAAAGTTGTACAGTTCTTCTCGGACAATCTGGGAGACGCTAACGGCCTCACCTCTACACTATACGAAGACATTGCGGGTGAAGTACTTGGCGACGGCGAAGGAATCTACTACTGTACAGCGCCTGGCGATCCGGCACTTGAAATACCTCTTGGTGAATGGCCGTAAATTGAACGAGGTTTAGACGGAAATGACTAACTCAAATCAAAATGATCTCCAGCACTATGGTGTTCTTGGTATGAAGTGGGGCGTTCGCAGGTACCAGAACAAAGACGGATCACTTACTCCTGCTGGCGAGAGGCATAGGGAGAAGACCGGTGAGACCGGGTATCACTATAAGAGCTGGACGACTAAACATAACGATAAACTTGCCGCGAAATACGGTGAAAAGATAAATAAGGCAAAGACCGATAAAGGCCGGGCTAAGCTTGAAAATAAGCAAGCCAAGTATGAACGCCGAGCTGACATTTCGAGAGAGCTTGACAAACGTGAGCAGGCATACGCGGAGAGGGTTTCAGTTCCAGGCAACATCGCCGCTCGTCTCTTAACTAATGTCGGTACCAAGCCTTATCAGCAGTATCTCGCCATGATGAACGCCCAAGATAAAACCGGCATAACAAAAGAGAAGATGCTTGCTTCCATAGGCACGAAACTCGGTGGCCGGCTTACGTCTACACTCGTGAAGCAGATCTATGTCCGCCGAAAATGACGTCATAGCTAATAGGAGATCATAAATCAAAATGGGACTTAAAGACCGGCTCGTACATGGCTGGAACGCGTTCTGGGGGAGGGATCCGACACCAAGAACCGATCTTGGCTATGTTGAAAACTACAGAACGAGTAGCACACTTCTTACTCGTGGAAACGAACGGGATACAGTAAATGCGGTTCTAAATCGTATCGCCGTTGACGTGGCGTCGCTTACTGTGGAGCATGTCAGGCTTGACGAATTTAGCCGATATAAGGAACCAATGAACACGCAGCTAAATCGTTGTCTTACCATGTCCGCCAATATGGATCAGACAAGCAGAATGTTCTTGCAAGATGCTGCCATGTCACTTCTTTTGGAAGGGGTTATTGCGATTGTACCGACACGGTGCACGGAAAACCCTATCTTTAACGGTTCCTATGATATTGGTTCACTTCGCGTTGGAACGGTCACACACTGGTATCCGGGTCATGTCAAGGTGTTCTTATACAACGAGGACACTGGTAAACGAGAAGAGCGCATCTTCCCAAAGAATATGGTTGCTCTTCCAGAAAACCCGTTCTACGAGATCATGAATAAACCCAATTCAACTTTCAGACGACTTCTCATGAAACTGCGTCAATTAGATTCGATTGACAACGAATCCGCTTCCGGGAAGCTCGATCTTCTTATTCAGGTTCCCTATTCTACTAAATCAAAAGTGCATAAGGAGCAGGCTGAGACTAGACGCCGCGACATTGAAGAGCAACTTACAGGATCAAAGTACGGGGTTGCGTACATTGATGGAACGGAGAAAGTCATTCAGCTAAACCGGGCTATCGAGAACAACTTGTTTACTCAGATCGAGTACTACACGAAGCTTCTCTTTAGCCAGCTTGGACTTCCAGAAGCGATCTTTAACGGTGAGGCTGACGAGGCTACTATGCTTCAGTATCAGAACCGTACGATCGAACCGATCATATCGGCGATTGTAGATAGCATGAAATGGAAGTTCCTTACGAATCGGGCACGTACCGAAGGACAGTCGATTAAGTTCTTCTCAGATCCATTTAAGTTCGCTACGGCAACAGATATTGCTAATAATGCGGACAAGTTCATTCGAAACGAGATCTTAACGAAGAATGAATTTAGACAAATCATCGGTTTCCGCCCATCTGAAGATCCAAATGCGGACAGACTGTCGAACCCGAACATGCCAGAAGACGACAAAGTCGGAGCCGAAGCGGTCAAGGAAGTTGAAGCAACCAAAACTCAAAAGGACAAATCAAAATGAGCAAATCCTACGACTTTAGTGGGTATGCTTCAAGATACAACGTACTATGCAGCGACGGACGTACGATCAGAAATAACGCGTTCAAGGACATGGACGGTCAGGAAGTGACACTCACATGGGAGCACGACCATTCGACACCGATTACGGTCCTTGGCAAAGCATACATTGAGCACCGTGATGACGGTCCTTATGTGTACGCATCGTTCAACGATACGCCTGAAGCGCAGCACGCCAAAGAAGCAGTACGCCACGGTGATGTGAAGTACCTGTCAATTTGGGCAAACAAGTTAAAAGAGACTGCAGGAAACGTAACGCACGGAGTGATTCGCGAAGTAAGCCTTGTTTATGGCGGAGCGAACCCCCGTGCTTTTATTGACCATGCAGTTCTTGCCCATGGCGACGGAACATATGACCTCAGTGAAGATGAGGCTCTTATCTACATGGGTGGCTCAGTTGATGAGCTTTCTCATGCCGACGAGGAAAAGGAGAACACGATGGCTGACGAAAACAAGAAGCCTGAAGAGAAGAAAACAGAAGACAACAAGGATGTTGAAGACGTTCTTAACGAGCTGAACGAAGAGCAGCTGGCAGTCGTAGCCTACCTTATCGACGAAGCAAAGAAAGAGGGTAAGGGCGGCGAAGGCGAAGTGAAACACTCAGATTACGAAGGAGACGATGTGATGAGCTACAACGCTTTTGAGCAGAATGATGTACAGCAGCGTGGTAATTATATTTCCCACGCCGATCAGAAAGAAATCCTTAATATGGCAAAAGATACCAGGGTCGGTACCTTTAAGAACGCCATGAAGATCTATGCCGATGAGAACGGCCTTATGCATGGCGATGACGACGATGTTCCGGAGACATATACTGGTCCGATCAACGGGTTTGATACAACGAATCCGCTTTATCCGACAATGTCCAATAACCCGGCAGATGCTTATCTGACATCCTTCACCTATCTCCTTCCGGAGTTCAGGGATGTTCGTGCCGGAAAGCCGCCCGAAATGATCGACTATGACATGAGCTGGGTTGGCACTGTCATGAGCAAGGTCAATAAGGTTCCGTTCAGCCGCATCCGCACCTCTCAGATCGATATTAGAGATGCTGAGCTTCGTGAGTCCTGGAGGGCAAAAGGTTACCAGAAGGGCAACAAGAAGTATCCGTCCGGCAACCTGAAACTGGCACGCAGAACAACCGATCCGCAGACCATTTACGCTCGTACTGACCTGCACCGCGATGACATCGTGGACATCACCGAGTTCGACTATGTCCGGTATCTCTATAACCTCAATGAGAAGTTCTTCAAAGAGGAACTTGCGACAGCGATTCTCTTTGGTGACGGCAGGGATGACGGCGATCCGGATAGAATCTTCCCGGAACATATCAGACCGATCTGGACAGATGATGAACTGTATACAAGGCATATCGAGCTTGACCTGCCGACCATGAGACAGGAACTGCAGGGTACTGAGACTGACTCTTACTTCGGTGACAACTACATCACTGCAGAAGCCATGATTCAGACGCTGCTTTATGGCCGTGAAGACCATCTTGGAACCGGCACTCCGGACATGTTCATTACTCAGCATATGATGAACGTCATGCTCCTTTCCCGTGATAGGAATGGCCGCAGAATCTTCGGAAGCCGTCAGGAACTTGCCACTCAGCTGAACGTTGGTCAGATCGTAACTGGCAAGCAGTTCGAGAACCGCATCCGTACAGATGCTCGTGGCCAGCAGTGGAAGATGATTGCTATGCTGGTTAATCTTAACGACTATAGCATCGGTAACACAAAGGGCGGCGAGATCACGCACTTCACGCAGTTCGACATTGACTTCAACATCCAGAAGTCGCTGATCGAAGGCAGGTACTCTGGAGCTCTGACACGTATTCAGTCTGCTCTGGTTATCGAAGAGAAGGTTACAAGTGGCAGCTCTGGCACTGGTTCTGGTTCAGGATCTGGTAGCGGCTCTGGCACTGGCACTGGTGGCTGATTTTATTAAATCAAAATGAGGTGACCCATGGCGAAGTATTATGGCCCAATCGGCTTTAAAGAGACTTATGAAAAAGAACAAGGGATATGGGATGAGCATGTTATCGAACGATATTACCGCGGCGAAGTACTTAACGCCCGGTTTCGTAATGATACGTCGTCCGAACAGTTGAATGATGAGTTAGGCATGAGTCATGAAGTCAGTATTGTCGCGGATTCTTTCGCCATGGATCATCATAACATGATTAGCTACGTCACAATGTATGGGGTTAAGTGGAAAGTTACGGCAATTGCTATTAACTTTCCACGACTTAACCTCGCGATAGGAGGCTTATACAATGGACCAGAACCAGACGAAGACGAGGCGCCTTGCGCTTGAAAAGATATTTCTTGAGATCTGTCCAAACGTATATTATCAGCCGCCTGAAGGATACAAGATGACGTACCCGGCGATCCGTTATAGACGATCCGCTATCGAAAACATAACCGCGGACAATATTCCTTATATTTTGGACACCGCCTATGAGGTTACCGTGATCGACCGAGATCCGGATAGCATCATAGTCGAAAAGATCTCTAAGCTGCCGAAATGTAGACATTCGTCACATTATACGTCAGCGAACCTTAACCACGATCGATTTATCATTTACGCATAGTAGGAGGTTTACTATGGCTCAGATTACATGGGATGCTGTTGGCGAACATCTGTATTCAACTGGTGTAGACCACGGCGTACTGTATCTCTATGATTCTCAAACCAAAAAGTTCACAAACGGTGTGGCCTGGAACGGACTTACAGCAGTTAACGAGTCTCCGTCTGGTGCTGAACCGACACCTGTATGGGCTGACAACATCAAGTACCTGAACTTGATGAGCGCCGAAGAATACGGCTTTACCATCGAAGCTCTGGACGCTCCGGACGAATTCGACGAATGCGACGGCAGCAAGGAAATCGCAACTGGTATCAAGATCGGCCAGCAGGATAGAAAGCTCTTTGCATTCTGCTATCGTACGCTGAAAGGTAACGACACGGAAGGCACGGCACACGGTTATGAAATTCATATCGTATACAACTGCCTGGCTTCTCCGTCCGAACGTAACCACAGCACAGTCAACGACTCTCCGGAGAACGAAACTCTTAGCTGGAGCGTTTCCACAACCGCACTCGATACTGGTATCACTGGTATGAAGCCGACCGCTACGGTCATTCTCGACTCCAACGTTGTTGGATCAGCCAACATGAAAAAGATCGAGGACATTCTTTATGGCGTTACCCCGAACACGGTTGCTGAGTGCCCGCTTCCGGCTAAGATCCTTCAGGAAATTCAGTAATTCTGTTTTTCACAATATCTCTTTCTCTCAATTGGGCCTTCGAAAGAGGGCCCTTTTAACTTGCTTTTAAGAAAGGAGCAACATCATGTATAAGATCACGAAAAAGTATGAAGACTTCCTTGGCAACGAACGCGAAGAAAGCTTTCGTTTCAATCTTACTGAATCCGAGATGATGGACATGATCAAACAGGATCCGTCATTTAGCCCGGACTATCTTTTGTACTTAGCCAAAGAGCCTAGCGGCCTTGGCATGATGGAAGTTATGCGGAAACTGATCGTTCTGTCTTATGGCGAACTGTCAGAAGACGGTAAGCACTTTAGGAAAGACGACCAGATTACAAAGGATTTCATCCATTCAAAGGCTTATGAGGAGATCCTTAACGACTTCTTTGACGGCGAGCATGAAACCATGGTTAAGGATTTCGTCCTTAATGTATTCCCGAAGAAGTACAAGGAAGGAATCGCGAAACAGATGGAGATGGCTAGTGCAACTCCCGTCATTCCGGTTAAGAAATAAGGAGGACATATGCTCCAGATAGAGATACCCAAAGGCGAATATTGGGATGAGGCTAAAGAAGAGTTTCTCTACACGAAAGCCTACACGCTTCGTCTGGAGCATTCTCTTATCTCCATATCAAAATGGGAATCAAAATGGCATATATCGTTCTTCGAAGCCAAGCTAAATCCTGAACAATTCTTAAGCTACATAAAGTGCATGAGCTTATCGAATGATGTTCCGGATGAAGCATACGGCAGACTTGGCGAAAAAGAGATTACTTCCATCATCGAGTACATAAATGATCCGATGACAGCATCTTCCGTACATGAAAAGCCTGGTGGCAGAGCTGGCCGCGAAGTTGTCACGTCGGAACTCATTTACTACTGGATGACGAAATTCAATATTCCATGTGAGTATGAGAAATGGCACATCAATCGGCTTATCATGCTCATTCGAATCTGCATCGCAAAGGAAAGCGGAGGGCAGAAGATGAGTAAAGCGGAAACATACGCCAAGCAAGCACAGATCAGAGCCCGAAACAGGGCTAAATTCCATAAGTGAGGTAAGAAATGATTACGCTATCAACTCGTGGCACTTTTGGCGGACTTGAGGCACTTCTTACAGGTGGTAAAAGAAGACGTGCCAAGCGCCTTGATATTATAAGGAAATACGGCGATAAGTGCCTTGAGGCGCTTGTGGAAGCAACACCTGTTCGGACCGGCGTTACGGCAGCATCTTGGCGATATGAAGTCGAAACGATAGGCAATACGACAAGACTGGTATTCCACAATGACAACGTGCAGCAGAACATGAATATTGCACTAATCGTTGACAAAGGACATGGAACGCCTAGCGGTACTTGGGTAGAAGGACGTAACTATATAGAGCCGGCTATTGCTGACAAAATAGATGAACTGATAGAAGAAATGTGGAAGGAGATGACGGCCACGTGAGTGTTAGAAACTTGAACAGCGACGAAACTAAGGTCGTATCCTTGGTATTTGACAATTCCAGGTTTGACAGGAACGTCGAGTCGTCTCTGTCCATATATGAACGTTTAAAAGAATCTTTAAATGAGTCTACAAAGGCTCAGATATTCGATGACATTGCAAGCGGTGTTAAGTCGATCAGCGTAGAACCGCTATCAAAAGGGCTTGACGCACTTGCTGTCAAAATGAGTACCCTCGATGTGATCGGGAAACGGTTCGTCGAGAACTACACAGACTCGCTTTACAATCTTGCAACCAGTACGCTAAAGAAGATGTCAGGCGTTGACATGCTGACAAACGGCTGGGGCAAGTACGAAGAAAAGACCTCTGCCGTTCAAACCATCATGGCCGCTACAGCCGATCAGTTTCACGATACTGGCGAGCAGATGGCGTATGTCAATCGTCAGCTAGAGCGCTTAAACTGGTTTACTGACGAGACGAGCTATAGCTTTACAGACATGACGAACAACATCGGTAAGTTTACGAACGCCGGTGTGAGGCTTGACGATGCGGCAACCGCCATGATGGGTATTTCCACATGGGCCGCAAAGTCTGGAGCAGGAATTCAAGGTGCTGCTCGTGCCATGTATAACCTGTCTCAGGCAATGAGCATGGGATCGGTCAAGCTCATGGACTGGAACTCTATCGAAAATGCTAATATGGGTACGATCGAGTTCAAACAGTCTGCTATTGACGCTGCTGTGGCGCTTGGTACTCTTACGGATGCCGGAAATGGTCTGTATAAGACGCTTAAAGATGGCGACGTTACGGTTACAAAATTTAGAGACTCACTTCAAGACGGATGGTTTACTGCTGACGTTCTAACAAAAACGCTTACTAAGTATGGCGGGTTTGTCAGTAAGATCAGCGAGGTCATGGAATCCATTGACTACGCCACAACAACGTCTCGTATGCTGCAGTGGGTGGAGGACTACAAGAGCGGTACGTTTGATATGGCGAAGGCTATGGACGTTACCGGCCTTTCCGCAGCTGAACTTTCTTCCACCATGCAAGAGCTTTCGAAAGACGAGTACGATTTCGGACGTAAAGCGTTCATGGCCGCTCAGGAAGCGAAGACCTTTACGGAAGCCGTCGACTCCATCACCGATGCTGTTTCCAGTAAGTGGATGCAGACTTGGGAACTGATATTTGGTGACTATCTTGGCGCGAAAGACATGTGGACTGAGCTTGCAAACGATCTCTATGATGTGTTTGCAGAGCCTGGAAATAAGCGCAACGAGTGGCTGAAAGGTCTATTTGATTCGAAGCAGCTCGTAACGGTGAAAACATTCGAATCCACACTGGTGGATCTTCGTAGGCGAACAGAAGCACTTGGGAAAGCGTTTAACGAGAACGAAGTCATAGATAAGATCATTGCCGCCGGAAAGCAGTATGGCTATATCACCGATGAAATGGCCATTACGACGGATAACTTCATTGAATCGTTAAAAGACGAGTGGCTTACGGTTGACCTATTAAACGTGGCTCTCGGAAAATTAAGTCCTCTTAAAGCGTTTGAGAATGAAGTAGAAGACGTCGACCGTACGCTGGAGCCTCTTAATAATCTGATTAAAGAGATCGCTAAAGGCAGCTGGGGGACGGGTGAAGCGCTTCGTGAGAATCTTCTCGGGCATCAGTGGGATCCGGACAATGTGCTTGAGTACATGGCGCTTCTTGAAGAGCTTTCCGGAGGTACGATGAACCTCACGGATGATATTCTAAAAGAAGCACAGACCATTTACGAGAATACGATGAACCTTCGCGCCATGGGCGTTGAAGTGAGTATGCTAAAATCCGAGCAGGATAAGCTGAACAAGTCGTTTGAGGATATGGAGTCAACCGTACTTGGGGCTTACGCCGTGTTCGATAGTGAATCTGGACGGTGGATTGACGTATCGCATTTGAAAACCGGTGAACTTCTAGCAACGTCGCTTAAGAACGCTATGAAGGCTCTTGCCGAGGTGGTTACGTTCTTTAGGGATACGTGGGACGAGACTGGAGATGGAATCAAGAAGTCCGGTATTCGAAGTATCATAATGGGCGTCTATACCGCTATTGAAAAGTTCAGGTATGCAATCGCGCACGCTGACGAGAACGGACTTGCTGATAAGTTAAAAGACGTCATGACGTTCGCCAGAAGCGTACTTGGGATCTTCGGGAGTGTATTTAAGGCTGTCGGGGAGGCGGTAAAGGGTATTATCACCGGTATCGAACTGATCACCATTTACTTTAGGAAAACCGAGAAAGAATCAGAAAATACGGTTACTATATTTGGCCTTTTAGCAAAAGCCGCTAGTACAGTTGGTCACGTGATCGAGTCCATTGGGAACGTGCTGTATTGGACATTTAGACTGATCGGCGAAGATGTAGGCAAGCTCATATATAAGCTCTTTGGCGGAAGGAAGGACAAGCCTAGTATATTTACCGGAATACTTGAAACCGGTATGAAAATACTTGATGTCATAAATGGCATAATTGATGCAATCTATACTGGCTTTTGGAAAGTTTTTGGACGATCCGAGTTTGAATCTTATGAAGGGTCACTTATATTTGCGCTTGCGAGCCATCTTGGCGAAATCGTAAGCAACATCGCTGACGCAATCCGTCAGATTCCTGGACTTCAGCGTATCGGTGATATTGTTGATGCAATCGGCCGTTTCGTTGGTTCTATCGTGACCGCTATATCGAATCTTCATCCGATCCAGTCGATCATGAACTTCTTTAGCGGGATATTTGGAACGGCTGCAGATGGAGCTGGTGATCTTGCGACGAACTTCGGCGAATTTGTCAAATGGGTTGGGAACCTTGCAGCGTCTGGTATCATTGCTGTATTCGACGCACTGACATTCTTTGTTGAGAACATCGGTGCATTCGTAAAAGCAATTAAAGAGTCGGCGTTCGTAAAGGGAATTATTGACGGTATTACAACGTCGATCACAAACTTAAAGAACACGGTCGGACCAGTATTTGAGAAGCTGTCTAAGGCGTTTACGAACTTCAGAAATCGTGTTAAGACGCTGATCGGTGATAAGAGCTGGTCGTTCGATTACCTGATTGAAACGTTCAAGATATTTAAGGAAGAAGTCTTAGGTAAAATCGGAGACATTCTCCCATTTATTGGAAACATTCGAGATAAGATAAAAGGCGTCATTGATACAGTAGCCGGTAAACTCTCTGGCTTTGGTATCAATGTTAAAAAGATATTTGAGAACATAAAGAGCGTCGTATCAAAGGCATGGAACTTCGTCATAAGTGGCAACATATTTAACTTCGATAAGATTACAGAGGCGATCGGGTCTGCGTTTGGGAAGATCAAGTCGTATTTCAAAGACGTAAAAGAAGCAAAGACGTTCTCTGGTGCGATCGAGGCGGTTGGCAACGGCGTTTCAGGAATGTTTAATGACCTGGGGTTCGACGTCAGTAAGATAGGATCCGCTATTCATGGCGTGTTTACTACGATTGCGGATGTTGTAACGGGTAAGAAGAAGATCTCACTTGAAGGCGTACGCTCGGCTGTTCAGACGTTCTTCACGGATGCCGCTACAAAGGTTGGTGAACTCGGAGGCGTATTCGGAGAGTTCGGATCTACAGCAGTTGAAGCGCTTGGAAATGTTATCGACAAGATATTTGAGTTCTTTAAATCCATCCGTGACTCTGAGTTTGTGCAGAACGCCATTACAAACATTTCGACATCCTTTACTAAGATTAAGAACATCGTAGGCCCTGTGCTTGATCGGGCTGGCCAGGCGCTTGGCAATTTCTGGGCTAAGGCAAAAGAGATCATAAGCGAACGGGGCTTCTCAATTGACAGCATATTTGAACTATTTGGTGCCTTCAAGGACACGGTTATAAAGAAGCTTGGCGAGATCATACCGGCGTTTGGCGAGTTTCAAAAGGGCGTGGCCGGATTTGTCGGTGACATAAATAGTAAAATCTCTGGATTTGGTATTGACTTTGGAAAGATATTTGAGAACGTAAAGAAGGTTATTACAGGCGCATGGAAGTTCATAAGTAGCGGCGACATATTTAGCTTTGACAAGATTGTAGAAGCCGTTAAGAAGTTCTTTGAAACGATCAAGTCATATTTTGTAGATGGGGACGGCATCGGGTCTATTACGGAGTTCGCAAGTGGCATTGGAAGTGGCTTCTCGCAGATGTTTAATGACCTTGGGTTTGACATCGGAAAGATATTTGCAACAATCAAAGGCTTCTTTGTGTCACTTGGTAAGATGATCTTTGGAAGCGGACCGGCAAGTATCGACTCGGTAGGATCTGGTATTAAAGGCGTATTCGACAGCATTGGGGAGTACTTAAAAGGATTTGATGGATTCGACTTCCTTGGAAACTTGCTAGAAGGTCTTGGTACGGCAGCTGAAACGGTACTTGGCGTTATCCTGTTCGTACTAAAAGGCGTAACGGATGTCATCGGATCGATCATTGACTTCCTGTTTGGAAATAAAGGTGTTAAAGATGGTGTCGAAACAGCTGGTGGCATTGTAACGGCATTTACATCTCATGACTTTGTTGGTGCTGGAGCGGCTCTTGAATCTGTCGGACAAGGCATGGTTGCAATGAAAGATGGTGCTACCGAGCTTGCTAAGAACACGGATATTCTTAAATTCATTAAAGATCTTGCTACTAACGTACTAAACCTTGCATACGCGTTCCTGTTTATGAAGACGATCGGAAGCGTGGCTAGTATATTTAAAACCCTGTTCGGTTCCAAGGCTGAGGTGTCAAAAGGCTTCGACGCTGGAACAATTGCAATTATAGCTGGTTCGATCACGGCTCTAGTCGGATGTATCATGATGCTCTCCACGCTATCGACGGGACAGATCATAGCTGGCGGCGTAGTAGTAGGTCTTATTGGGGCTGCTTTGTTTGGCCTTATGAAACTGTTTGGCAGTTTGTCAAAGAACTCGATCAAAATAGGGAATGTTGGGAAAGCGATCCTTGAAATGGCTATCGCGATTGGCATACTTACAGGACTAATCGTAATTGTAGCTAAGCTGTTTACAGGAGTTGATAGTAAAGGGAACTTCACATGGAATTGGCAAGCTCTGGGCGTTGGCGCATTAGTTGTTATCGGTGCACTTTTGGCCGTTGGGCTTATATTTAAGTTCTTACTGTCTGGAGTTAAGAACCAGGCTGTAGGGGCGGCTAAGTCGGCCATGGATCTGGCTAAGGCTGTTGGGATAATTGCGGCTGTGATGGCTGCCATAGCGTTTGTGTTTACAGACAGAAACGGAAATTTCAAATGGACAAAGATTGCTGCTGCTATTGGCGGCGTAGTCATCATAATGGGATTAATCGTCGGCATGTTCTGGGCAATGCAAAAGCTTAAATTACAAGCCAATAAGAGTGCTGCTGCTATTAAAGACGTCGGTCAAGCGATACTCATGATCGCCGGCGCGTTTCTACTTCTTAAGCTATTTGGCGGACATAACTTTGGGTGGGCTGTAGGCGCATTGCTTATCATAGGCGTCGTTATCGCCGGTTTGATAACTGTTATGCACTTCTTCAAAGACGGTCTGAAAGAAGGTGGCAAAGCCCTAAAGAGCGCCGCTGTACTAATAGCTGTTCTTGGTGTGCTTACGATTATATTCTCGCTGTTACCAGCTGAGGTTGATGTATGGCGAGGCGTGCTTGTTATGGCCGCACTTGTCGGACTTATGGCCGGCTTTATATTCGTTGCTGGCCTTGCTGCTAGAATAGGTGGCGGGTTTGGTAAAACGGCTGGCGTTATCTTAGCAATGACTCTACTTGTCGGTGTAATCGGCGGGCTATTCATTGCGATGAATTTCTTTATAGAAGATAAAGAAAAGATCAAAGCAATTGGCGATGCGTTTCTTGAGGCCATGATTGGTGTTGCTGCTATGATGGTTGCGGTTGGCGTCGTGGCTGCACTATCATCGGTCATTATGGCCGGATGGGCCGCGGTACTTGTCGCACTCCTTCTCATACTTGCGATCGGCGCGGCGCTTATTGGCGCTACAACCCTTATCGGTGAGTGGGACTCTGATGGGCAGGCTACGGCAGCATTAGAGCGCGGTATTGCGTTCATGACGAGGTTTGCTGAAGGCGTCGGGCAATTCTTTGGAGGTTTTGGTACCGGATACGCGGCTGAAGTAGACAAACGAATGCAAAATACGGTAAACGCCACAGCTGCTGTTGATAAGGCTCTCGTGTCTATCGGTGAGAACAAGCAGGGCATCGTGGACGGCATGGATGCTATTGAAGCAATAGCTGATGCGATGCATCGTGTGGCTCAGTCGCAGTTCAATGAATCGTTTGTCAACTTCTGGGGAACGCTTGGCACTGATGATAGTCTCATGGACCAGTTCAAGAACGAGACTAGAAAGGTGGCTGAGGCGCTTCTGGTCTTTGACGTGTACATGGATAAGATCGGCGCGATCACGATCCCAAAAGATGAGATCATTGCTCTTAGCGATGCTATAAATGCGCTGCCCTTTAATAAAGGTGGGTTCCTTAGCATCTTTACCGGTAAGGATGCGCCGGACGTGCAAGACGTTGAGAACTTTGGAAAAATGAGTGGTACGATTGCGACCGCAATTAGTACGTTTAGCGACAATTTGTCTAAAGATCTTAGAGTCGATGACATTAACGCTGCTGCGACCGCGCTGAAAACCCTTGGCGAGCTGGTAGGCCTTATAAAGAATTTCTCGTTTAATGACAAAGACTTCTGGGGTAGCAAAATTGACACGCCGTTTGATAAATTCGCTCAGGCAATACAAAAGTTAACGCCGATACTCACATCACTATCTGGCACGGACTTCGACACGGCTAAAGTAGCTACGATGGCAACCGTTATATCTATGTTGACGCATGCCATCCGTACGATGAGTACGATCAAGGTCGACGAAACGGCTATCTTATTTGACAAGGATAAAGTCGGTACTCTGACAGGAAACATAACAAGATTCTCGAACAAACTTGAACAGTATAAAGAACTTGATATTTCCGGTATTGAGAAGATGGCGAAAGCTTCAGAACTCATATCCGGGATTAAACTTGAAGGTGACATCTTAGACGAACAGTCACTTAAGTCATACGAAGATGCGGTACACAATCTCGGGTCAGTGTTCGGTCAGCTTGTTACCATGGCTAGAGATGAAGGCTGGGAGGAAGCACAGAAAAGCGGCGGAAACTTCGACCTCACTGGCATGGTGAGCAGCTACCTAAATGGGTCTGGGTCCGGCAGCTTTGACTATAGTTCGATACTTGGTGGCATGGTTGGTCCAGACGGTCAGTTTAACTTGAGTTTTGACTCTGCAACCGACTCACTTGACGGATTGGGTTCCGCATTTGCTGGGGTTTTTGGTGACGGAGAAGGTGGCCTTGGGAACTTACTAGGTGGACTAACCGGAGAAGGTGGACCTCTCACAAGCGTTATATCTGCTTTCGGTAATGGTGAAGGCGGTCTTGGTAATATACTTGGTGGCTTAACAGATGCCGACGGCGGGGTTACAAAGCTGATATCGGCATTCGGTGACTTTAAAGATTCCGATTCACTACTTGGGAAATTCGGAGCGGTCAAAGACTTCGTTACAGATGGTAATCTTGCAGAAGGTCTTGGATCGATATTTAACTTCAATCTCGATAGCGAGTCCATGTCGAAGTTTACCGAGTCCATACCGATACTCAAAGATATTTTAAATACCGATGCCTCGGAGAAACCTCTTGAGGTTACACCGGTTATCAATACAGATGGATGGAACGATCAGATGGCGATGTTCCAGTCGATGCTAAGCGACGGTACAACACTTACACCAGAACTTAGTAATTTGGTAAGCGCTCAGATCGATCTATCTCCTGCTATTACGGCGATTGACGACTTCAAGACGGTAACTACAAATTCATTTGCAAGCATGGGAAATAAACTGGACGAACTATCGGGCAAGCTCAGTAACCTGGCTCAAGCAATCAATACGATTGACCTTGTACTAAATACTGGTGTTCTGGTTGGAGAGATTACACCTATGGTCGACCGGTCGCTTGGCTATGGCTTAAGGTAACACAAGGGGTCAGAAATTTCTGGCCCTTTTTATTTTGTTTTAACGAAAGGAGAGGATTACATGGCACAACTGCTTTACAATATGCTGAAATCTCTTCCTAATATGAACTATGATCTATCGGAAGCTTCGATTCATTCGATCACGATAGGAGATAAGAACACATACACGGATTTCGGTATGGTGCCTTCGAAACGACCATATTTTCCACCGCCAGAGCCGGTACTAAACATCGTGGACGTACCAGGTTCTGATATTTCACTTGACTATACGGAGTCTCTTACCGGAAGCATCCATTATAAAAGGCGTGAAGGATCATGGACGTTCTATGTGATCCCAAGCGGTGTTCATCCGCAAAAGCGCCACCGTGATATTTTGGCTTATTTCAAGGGTCAAAAAAGAAAGATCATATTAAGCGATGATCCAGAGTATGAATATACGGGACGCGTATGGGTTGGATCATATGAAGCTGGGGAGAGATATTCTACGTGCACACTAAAGTATAACGTTGATCCGTGGGCAAAGAAACTATCCGGAGGTGACTAATGATCTATAAGGTTATTGTGAGCACCGGTAAATACGGAAATGGTACGACAAGTATCTACGATCCGTCAAAAGAAAATAAGCAGCTCCTAAACCCGCGGCTCAATCTTAGCTTAAATGAGCCTGGGACATTTGAATTTACGATCCCGCCTACTAACAAAGGGTATAATGCGGTTCATGTTCGAACAACTACGATTGATGTCGTGGAAAACGGAAAGATCATATGGACAGGACGCCCAACGTCACTTGAGTATGACTTCTACAATAACAAGACGTTTCGGTGTGAGGGAGCGCTTGCCTACTTTAAAGATATTGTGATGGAGGAAAAAGAGTATAAGAAGACAACCGTCACGAACTTCTTTAAAAGCATCATCAGTAGATACAACGACGGTGTCATGGCCACAACGAACGATGATATTCCGTTTGACTATGCAAGGACCTTTTCGCCAGGTGCCGTTACAGCAGGTTCCAATCTTACCATATGGCGAAAGACAAGCTGGGAGAGTGCGTGGGAATGCTTAGAGGACATGCTACTAAACGCGGAAGGCGGCTATTTTGTACTAAGCAAAAGCGCAGTCGGTATCAACCCGGTGCATATTAAGTACGTCGGAGAGTTTACGGAAACGTGCAACCAGACGATCGAGTTTGGGTCTAATCTGGTCAACGTAGCAAGAAGCATCGATACCGGTAACATCGTGACGGACATTATCCCGGTGTGCCACTATGATGATAAGACGTACATGCTGCAGGGCTTTGAAAGCGAAAACGACAATTACCGAATCGCGATGCAGGTCCAAAATGATATTAAGCCTGATGCGAGAGGTCATATCGTAAACTATGCACTTCGGAGAAAACACGGTGTATGTGAGAAGACCGTTGAATATGACATGGTGGAGAACCTGCAAAGTACGGAAGACCTTGAAACAAAAGAAGCCAGAACAGGTGAACCACTAAACGAGTCGGAACTTAATCAGCTTGCGGCCATTCGTGCAAATAATAACGCCATCATCTTAAACACATTAAACTATATGTTTGAGAACTCAATGGAGAAGATGGAAGAGGCGGAATTCGGTGAGCTGGTTCTTGATATTTCAGCTGCTGATCTTCGTAACATATCGGATCCGGATACGACGATTAGCAACTTTAGGCTAGGTCAGCTCGTACATGTTGTATCAGAGCCCCATGATATTAATGTTACGCTTCCTGTTACCGCAATCGAGATCAATCTTGAAAACGGGGTGAAAAAGGTAACGATCGGAAAGCCGGAAAAGAGAGAGCTCACCAAGATATTAAAACCAAAAGACAACGTGGCATCCTATAACGGGAGCGGCTCTGGACAGACGAGATCTGGTAACACGGATTCCGGTAAGCATGTCACCACAAACGACTACCCGGATACACCAAAATACGACCAGGTTGAAGAGACGGATAAGATCAAATACACGAAGGTGCGTGAGACGGCCTATACGGTAGGAGATAGTGTGAACCTGTCCGAATTTGCGGTTGGGAAACTTAAAACTGATGGATCGTACGATGACATTACGGAGAACTGTACGTTTACGATTCTAGGCACCGAGGCATCTGGATACACGTTTAACGAGAAAGGCTCGTACACGATGACGGCGCACTACACGTACCGTGAGAAAGAGTACACATGTGACACCATGCTAGGTGTTCTTGATCCTCTTATGACTGAGATCCGGTTTACGGATGTGCACGGATCGTATAATGTAGGAGAGACGCTTAGCTACAATGACTTTTCTCTTATTGGCGTTTTCCAAGATGGAACAACGAAACTAATCCCCATGAACGATTCGCATCTTAGACTAAACCTCTCTGACGGTACGTCGATCACGGCGGATACTCCTGAATTTCTAATTGCGTATTACTCAAGCTCCGAAACGGATGGTACGGTCCTTGACGCACAGACGCGTATCCGAGGCGAAGGAGCACAGCAAGAAGATACAAGTGGTGCATTCATTGCGTTTGCAAGATACAGGACGGATCCGTATAATATTGGTGACTTCATGAGTATGTCTGAATACTCAGTATACTACTATGACGAAGATGGCGTCACACATGACGTATCGTATAACTGTACCTACAATATTGGTGTTGACGCGAAGATCGTTGGAGGCGTAGAAGTGGAACCGGCAGACTATACCGCAATTGGTGTCGGAAAGCACCAAATTAACGGCTACGAACCTGCGTATTTTAGAGCAACTTACACGCTTCCAGGAGGCTATGAGTATACCGCTGAGGTACCGCTTAATGTTTCGACACATATGTATACTACAATTGATGGGTATCCAATTGGATCAAATGGACGAACTGACATTATCATATCAATTGACACGCCAGTTAACAAAGATGTTGAGCATGTGGCAAATAGGCTTAAGATTACGGTTACTAGCTCACTATTCTATTGGTACTTTAATGATGATATTATGTATTCGTCTGGTTCAAATTCTGACCCGCAATATTTGCCGCGAGAATTTTACTGGGTTCTCAATGATTCAGACCAGTCAAACGTGAGAGCAGAACTTTGGATGGTATGTCCTAATTCAACGCCTCTATATGAATATTTAATATTTAGTCTACCAATAGAGCAAACGCAACCTGGAAACAGTGAAAGCGATACACCGCAAGAAGGAGGCTCATAAATGTACACATATATTTTCATCATCGTAACCGGCATCATCTGTTTCCTGATCGGTGTGCTGTCGGTTAGTCGAAAGATAGAGACCCACGGTACGATCATCTTAAACAAGAACACGCCTGGTAAGCCTCCGATCGAGCTTCATATCGAGAAAGACCCGGAGGAAGTAAAGGACGGCGAGATCATGTCATTTAAGCTAGAGGTGCATTAGATGGGGAAACCGGTTGCGGAACTAATCAAGATGGAGGCGAAGTCAGCTGGCATCACGCTTGACGATGCATACGACATCTATCATGTCTGTGACGAAGACTTAAGCGCGTTTCTTATGATCGTCCGGAATCCGGTCATACTGAAGAATTACATACCGCCCTACGCAGGTGACCGTTTTTCGTGATATTCTTCTAGCATGGATACTTTACAAGAGGCTGTGGTCCGCGGTATCATCGATATGGATGCCATTAGAAAACAGCTTGACATGCTAACGAAAAAAGAGGTGCTTTCAAAACACCCGTATAAAATCACGCATCTTCCAAGCGGAAGATACCAAACGTATTACGTTCGAGGCTCCGGTAAGAGACTTACCGTACGTGCTAAGAGTGAAGAGGCATTGATCGATAAGCTCGTTTCTTTATATTTGGACGGAGAAAAAGAAGACCTATCGATGCTCTTTGAAAAATGGCTCGTATACAAACGGTCGATTACCGGAAGCCCCAATACGATCAAACGTCACAGGCAACATTATAACAAATATTTGAAAGAAACGAAACTGTTTAAAAAGAACGTAAAAGATATTCATGTAAGAGAACTAAACGCATTTTGCAACGATCTCGTGAAAACGCATAAATTGACGCACAGGGAATGGGTCAATGTAAAGACGATTCTCCTTGGCCTATTCGATTATGCGGTCGATGAGGAACTGATTACGTCAAGTCCTATGAGCCGGGTTAAGATCACGGTTCGCTTTAAGCAGGTCGTAAAGAAGAGCGACGGCTCAAAGATATTTAATAAGGACGAGTCGCGGGACTTCAAGGATTACTTACTCGCTATGCATGAGGAGACTGGTGACTTGTCGTTCCTTGCGGTATACGTGAACTTCTATCTGGGACTTCGGATCGGAGAGCTTACATCACTTCGCTGGTATGATATTTCAGATACACATGTTCATGTGGAAAGAGAAGAGGTCCGGGATCAGGAAAAGAACATCTACGTCATCGAAGACCATACGAAGGGCTACATGGCTCGTGACGTGGTTCTCGTTCCTCAGGCTAAAAAGATATTTGATCAGATTCGCGGCGACCATACGGACGACGAGTACGTCTTTACAAGAAACGGCAAAAGGCTTACATCGCGCCAGATCACGTACGTGTACGAGAAGTATGGGAGAGCGATCGGCAAGGTCAAACGATCTCATACGGTCAGGCGTACCTACGCCTCTGATCTTGAAGGGGCCGGCGTTCCGATCGACGAGATAAGGCGCGAGCTCGGTCACAGGGATATTTCGACGACGCTTGGGTACATCTTTAATACGAAGACCGAAGACGAGACCGTAAGGCTTATTACAGACGCGTTTAGCTCTTGAAGACAGTTTTGAAGACAACCAGAAACGCCCTTAAAAGATCCTTATATTTAAAGCATTTTTCACGTGCGGAAAGGTTCGATCCCCGTCTCGCGCTCGAGGGAGGGTTCCGGATTTGCACGTGGAGGCAGGTTCGGGGCTTTCTTTTTGTCTATTTTTACTGAAGACACTTTGAAGACAGTGGAAAGGAGTCTCTAGTGGCATCCGCATAAATTGCACATGCTATAATGGAAAGGTAAACGTATGTAACCTTAAGGCATATTATATGGCGCCGACTTAGATCGGGTAAACGCTGCATACGTATAAGCATTAGCGTGGATCACCTTTCCTTTTATTTTTCCGCATAAATTTCATGCCTTCTTATAGAGGAGGTAAAGACTATGTGGAACTGGGAAAATTTTAGTAGCACGAAAAAAGATTTAGAGCCGTACTCACGCTTCATAGCGTCATGGACGAATGCGAGTCATGATGTAAATGAACCTGTGTACTTTGATGATGAGTTTGAAGACTGGCTGAGAAGTATTGAGGTTCCGGAAGATGACATTCGTAATATTATGGAAATGTCCTGCTGCGGAAAGTGCGAGCTCGAGGGATCGGCTAGACTATTCATTAAGGAGCACATACTTGACTCAAAGAAGGACTCGGATTAATTTCCGGGTCTTTTATTTTTTTCGCAACATTTGCACTCCTTCTTATAGAAAAAGAAACTATTTTAAGGAGGAATTAGACATGATAAAGTTTGAAACGATACTTGGAACGTTACGAAGAGGTGAAACTATCATCGGAAAAATATACAGCAAGAATGCTGATGGAGAGTACCGCGAATCAAATCATGTTGCACATACAGCTTATAACCGTTCTTATGTTAAAGCACGGATTAATGACTTATTGCAACTGCGAGCTGGTAGCGGAGACATAATTAGCACGAATGTGGATATTGATGATGACAAGTACTGGGTATTAATTCGTACTAAGAAAGGATCTAAGAAATATGATGTTCTAAAAGCAATAGGTTTCTTTGAAATAAAGCCTGCGTAGAAATACGTGGGTCTTTTATTTTTCTCTCGCACGGATTACATCTCTTATAGTGGAACATATAACTTGACTCAAAAGGAGGTAAAATTATGAGCAAAAAGAACATAATGCTTGGCGGAACTGCTATTTTGCTAGTTGATACGGCAGAGAGAAAGTGTCCGGAGAAGGTTATAAGTAGAGAGGATCTTTATAATAAGTACTGTGATCCCGACTACAAGATTACGGAGAGCATGCACAGGGTAAACACTGGCATAGCTGCGAAGCTTGTGGACGCGATACTTCCGAGTTATAAAGATGACAGCTACTACAGTGACTTGATGGACGCAGTTAACTATCTACGTGTGTGTGCAGACGCGCAGAAGCACAAGCTTGATTTCAAACGTGCTCGTAAGGATTTTCGAATTGATGAGCTCAAAAAGAAGTATATGTAACAAAAAATGTCCTGGGCGTGACAATAAACCGCCCTTTTATTTTTCGCGTAAAATACATCTCCTATAATGGAACGATAAATCAAGTTTTTATAAGGAGGAACTGATATGTTTGACTTTGACAAGTTTTGCGAAGAATTTGAAGACGCTGACGATTTCACAACGATCAAAGCGCTGGCCGTACGTTTGAGCCAGGCAACAAATGAAATTGAAAAAGTGACCATTATGGCCCACTTGTTCGATGCAGTGGATATTGTCGAGTCGGTAAATAAGGCCGAGACGGATCAGTGTGAGTACTGGTCAGCAAGATGCTATGCGGAGACGAAAAAGAAAACAGAGCTCAAGAAGAAACTTGAAGAGATCCAGAAGGCTGCGTCCACGTGACGTGGCCTTTTATTTTTCGCTTACGCGTAGATTTCATGGGGTATGATAGGAGGTGATAAATATGGCAAATTTTGATTTTTCATTAGTTACACAAGATCTTGGGCAAACAACCAAAAGGAATGGCGGCGAGAAATTAAAAAGCATCGATTTGGAATTTATACCTAAGTACATTGAAAATGCGTATGATGTGTGGAAGCAGATAGAGTCCATGGAAAATACGGATGCGGAAAAGGTACATCGGCTACATAATGCAGCGATTGAATTGAATGCGGCTATGACCATTGTTGCTATTGATCGTGGAACGAAACTGGTTAAAAAAGAATAACCCATACACCGCGTAACCCTGCGTGAATAACGTGGGGTTTATATTTTTTCGCACGGATTACATGGCGTATGATAGGAGGTGATAAGATCATGAACGACGTTAAAAGGTTTATATCGTTAGTTGAACAAATGGAATTTTACAGTATGGCAGATGCCGAGCGATTTGCTGCCCGGATAAATGATCACCCGTTTCAATCTAGCGTAATAGATCTCGCAGTACTATTACTATTATGTTGGCCCTGTTTTGAAGAGCCTGAGAAAGAGGATGTTTTAAAGATTGCCGAGAAAATTGCGTATAGCGAGAAACTGTACTATTATTATATAAGGGTAAGAGCTCGGGCCAAACGTAAAAGACACTGGCGATATAGTACGTATCATGTAGTTGTAACAACCAGTCAAGACTCGTGAGTTTCACGGGTCTTTATATTCTTGTCTGAAAGTCGTATCATACATACTCGTATCAAGATGTTCCGCAATTATAGAAAGGAGAATGAAATGGGAACAAATGTACGAGTAAAGCTTTCTAAAAGGGGCGGTATTATTTAAGCAAAGAACGGAGACTTGAACTTGTCCACTTCTGCCTGCAGTTTAAGGAGTGGGAAGAGGAGTATAAGTCACTGGACGGCCTCTCTCGCGCTCCAGCTTTCGATCCTACGGGCGAAATAGCTGTCCGCATGGAACTGCTTAGCCGGAAGATGAAATGCGTTAGAGAGGCTGCTAGGGCCTCAGACGAGTACCTTGCGCCATGGATATTCAGATCCGTGACGACTGGAGCGACCTTTACGACCTTTGAAGGGGAAGGCGTACCGTTCGGGAGAGACATGTTCTACGACCGTTTAAGGAAGTTCTTTTATATTCTCGACAAGATCCGCGAATAAAACATGGTATATGATAGGAGGTGACAAATATGACAAAGAAACAGTATAGGCTTAGATGTCAAAAAAGATATTGTCAGCGTGAGCGGCGTAGCAAAAGACTCCAGCAATCATACGATGACAGAATAAAATATTCCGAGCATAGGATATTTATGAGAAGAGCAGCGATGGTACGGCAATACCAACCACGGCTGTTATACTGTCCTATTATGTGCATGTATTTCAATATGTCGAATAGTATGATTAAACAGTTAGAGGCTACTGTGGCTATGGCAATATCTTCTAAATCTAAGCTCCGTGAGGCATTGTCTGCACTAAACTAAATGAAACAGCCTGCGTCAAAATGGCGTGGGCTTTTCTTTTTACCTTCGCGTGTATTACACGATGTATGATAGGAGGTGATAAATATGACACTAGGAATATTATTAATAATCTATGTTGCGCTTAATACCATTTTAATGTACATAGGCGTTACCAGATATCATCCGGAGTTTGCTATATGTAATAATAGTGGAGAATTCATAGTGATGATTATTGGAACGTTTATAGGCGTATTAGCATTAGCGCCGTTATGCATAATATTTATAGTTCGTAATATAATCTTAAATCTTACGAAAGGCTCGTTCAAATGAACGGGTCTTTATATTTTTCGTATCAATTACACGGTCTGTAATGAACGATTAACTTTATTTTAAAGGAGGACAATACTATGAATATGAAGCCTATGGTTTATCGCGATTATGGAACATCAGATCCGGAACTTCTGTATTACTACTACGATATCATAAACGACTTTGAGATTGCCATAATAAACCGGGGCAGTCATCCGTGTGGATATATTCGAGTTCCGGACGAAATGCTTGAAAAAGCGAGAAAGATTGCTTGTGAGATGGACGCCAGCGTCGATGATTACGACAACTGGTATGCCGACGTGCATTACGGGTTAACGTATGCCGAGTTAGGGCGCCCATTTGACGACGATCGACTTACTAGCGGCTTGTGGATCGGGTGGGACTATGCACATCTCGGTGACCGCTACGGTTTAAGATGGCGTCATCCTTGTGAGAAAGCGTGGACTACAGAAGAGATATTTGAAGAGGCGTTAAACGCTTTGGACAGTGTTCGGTTTTGTCTTGGAGAAAGAGAAGGAGAGTAAATTGTTCTATCAAAAGCTCGGGTGAAAACTCGGGCTTTATATTTTTCGCAACAATTCCACACCTTCTTATAGAGTATAAACATTAATAAGGAGGTAACTATAATGACTAATACAATTAATGTTACGGCACACGAATGGAACTTTTTTAAAATTAAGAGCGTGCTTGGGACTATGGTTCGCCGGATTGACTATCCGGAACCATACGATCCAAGTTACTTATTTGTCGCGGAAGTTCCAGATAACATGCTGGACAACATCCGTAAAGCATTACAGACAATCCGTGAGGAAAGGGGTTAGACTTTAAAAGGGGCTCTGGTCTTAGGATCAGGGCCTTATATTTTCGCAGATTTTACACACTGTATAATGAAGAGAAAGGTAACTACAACCTTAAGAGGCAATACGCATTTTAATAGTTGAAATAATGTAGGAATTGGCGGACTTTAACCCTCATTCTCTTTATTTTTCGCAGATTTTACACACTATATTATAGAAAGTAATTAATCTAAACATATTTTAGGAGGTAAATACTATGTTAAACATTATTATTGATGCAATCGTAACTGGAGTTACTACAGCAGCTGTGGCTGTTGGCGGATTCGCATGCGATACTGGTACGTTTATTGCCGATACGGCAGTGAACACTACCAATGTTGTATGTGACTTTACTGTAGACACGGCTACAGCGGTAGCGGACTTCACTGTAGATACGGCCAATGTAGTGTACGAGTATTCACCCTGGGGACTTATGGACCAGGTTAATACTTTAAATAAGAGACTGGAAGAACTGGAAAAACCGGATTAACTTCCGGTCTTTTTATTTCTTCGCATAGTTTTCATGTCCTAGTATAGGAGGAAGCTATTTAATATAGATTTTTAACTTGAAAGGAGATTGGAAACTATGACGAAAGATACGATTAAATTTATTGCGATCGTGGTTTGGCACAGACTCATAACTATGCTTGGAACATGGATGCTGATCGTGTACCCGGTATGGGAGGTTTATAGTAGAACCGACTTACTGGACTACATGGACGGCGATGTGTTTATGAATGTGGTTGCTGTGATCTGTATGATCAACTGCGCGATTAAATGTATAAAGCTTTATCGAAATAGTAGACATCCGGTCTACTACAAATTAGTTAGAATCAATGAAATAGACGACTAGCTACCTCCAAGCGGAAGGCTCACTTTACGTGGGCTTTCTGCTTCGCGTGAAATTCATGCCTCTTTATAGGAATCAAATGATATTTCTATTTAGGAGGTAAAAGTTATGGAAATGTTGAAAGTACTTAAATGTGCACTTGCATGCGGATGCATAATTATAGTAGTCGTCGGATTTATCGTACCGACCATGGCGATCTATTTCGCAGGTCAGATCATAAAGTTCGGCGCAATATACCTGATATTAAATGTCGCCTGCAAGATGGCGCTGCATAAGTCTTTATTCGACATAATAAGAGCTGGACTAAAGAGAGATGACGAGGACTAGGCTTAAGGCCCACATTACGTGGGCTTTACGTCTCGCAATAAATTCATAGACTATTATGGAAACTGAAAATCTTTAGTTTACATAAGGAGGATAACTATGATATTTATTGGGGGACTGTTCATTGCAACAAGTGCATTACTATTTCCGATAGGTCTTATACTTATCATAAAAGGGATAACAAAAGATGATTAAAGTTCAAAAGCGTAAGAGCTCGGGTGAAAAACTCGGGCTCTTTTGTTTTTATAAAAAGGAGGATTTGAAATGAAGGCTTATATTGTAACGCTGTCTTTTGACACCGGGGATGAGACTTTGGAGTGCATTGAGCATGTATTCTCGTCGAAGAAAAAAGCAGAATCGTATATTAAGGGACTCACCCATGATAATGACGAATACCCTAATGATTCCGGAATTACATATGACAGCTGCGGGATGCCTATGCGAAGCGTTACGCTAGACGAGGAAGGGTATGAACATATCGGTTACCACTATTACTGCAAATGCGAAGATGTGCTGTAATCGCGTACATTTCATAGCCTATCATGGAAGAGATAAAACCACATTTAAAAGGAGGTTACTTATGGCAGATACTGCAAGAGACGCTGTTGAAGATTTTTTAAAACGTGGATATGAAAGTCTGGATCTTAATGATCCTAAGTACCCGGAAAAGCTTAGAGCGTTAACCGAAGCATACCGGCAGATGGTTGCTGACAAGGCAAACGAAGTCACTTCAGAAACTGAGGAGGAAAAGATCCGGATCGAAGAGAAACGGCTTGAATTCGATACTCTGGTAGAAAAGAAGCGGCGTAAGTTTGACTACATCAAGACCGGAATTCTGGCAGGTCTTGCTGTCGGAAGCGGCGCAAAGTCGATCTGGGCTATTAAAAGATCGACAGAAAAAGAAAAAGACGAAGCATATCTTACGCTTACCGACAAGACGGTAATGCAGGACGAACTGCGTGAGAAACAGCACTGGTGGCAGAAACTTTTCTAAAGCACGAGGCTGCGTGGCATATGCTGCGCGGCCTTATACTTTTCTATTAAACATGCAAAGGGGGTTCTATGATCATTGCGATTCTAGTAAACGTCTACATTATTATCGGGTGTCTTTGCGGGCTACTATTACGTTCGATCGCAAAGATGGCGCTTAACAAGGTGGACACATCGACACGGGTAAAAGAAAGTGCTACGTATATTTTGGAAGTGTACGATCATCATCAGGTAAAGTATGCATTATTTTCATGTTTACTGTGGCCATTAATACTTAAGTGGCTGTTATTCGGTTAAAAGGGGGAAACTATGATAAGGGGAAATTTCTGGACAAAAACAGGCTTTGTAACAAAATCATTTGAAGAGGCAGTTCTTTGGATCTCGGTTCTTCGTGACAAGGGATTTATATTTGCGATGACGGTTCGAGTGTATGAGCGGGGGGAGCTCTACTATCTCTTTGCCGTCAACGTCAACAGTATCATTGCCGACGAGCTCGTGCGTGACGAAGGATTTCATGATGAGTTCCCGATAACCGACGGAATAGGAGTGGCATTATGATATTACGTGGATACTACGTAAAATATGGCTACATGGGATGGGTACCGGAACTGAATCGGTACCTTTTGTTTTGCTCTGATACGGAGTATTTGGAGTGCATGGAAAGCTATCTGGAGTCGTGATATTTTCATGGCTTACAATAGAAACCAATAAACCATACAAAAGAAAAGGAGAGTAAAATGAACGAGAATCTGACATTTACCGAGAAGATGAAACTTAAGTTCTACGATGCTAAAAACTGGGCGCAGACGAAGCTCCACAACGTAGCCAACTTGGCGAAGGATCATCCGATGGAAACATTGACTCTTATTGGAGGCTTGGCAACTGGTGCGTCAAAGGCGTACAAGTTTGCGAAGCTCCATGAGGATAAGGTCCACCGTGAACGAGATTTCTACGACCCGCGTGTTGGAAAGACGACGAGAGCTTCAAGAAAGCTTAAGAGCTACGAACTTAACGAGATCGAACGTCGGTATAACAGAGGTGAGTCCTATCAGAGTATTCTCTTTGATATGGGGCTTTGGAAATAACCACGAGGCTGCGTGACATGGTTCACGTGGCCTTAAATTTTTGATGGAGACAATCAATGAAATCACCATGTAAGGGATGCATGTTCAGGACAGTTGAACCAAACTGCCACATGACGTGTAAAGACTATTTGCAGTATGAGGCATCAAGAAAAAAAATCTATAAAGCAAAACTTGATGCTATGAGATGTAACGGTCTATTAAAGAATAGAAGAAGTGGGAGGCAAGGATGAAACAGCAGGAGTATTTGAACTTAAAGCGCAAGATTGAGAACAACTTTACGAAGGTGCAGGCGAATGTGCTGCTTGATATTGTAAACCGGATACGTTATCAGGACGAAATTATTGCAGCTGATCGACGGATCATGACGCTTACGAAAGAGAATTTAGATTTAAAGCTGTCGATACTCGCGCACCGCATCAAAAACACGGGTCTCAATATTGATATTTCAACATTCGAACTGCCGGAAGAAGAAGCCGAAAAGGAGGAAGAGTAATATGACGTATAGATCTAGATGCATTGACACAAGAAAATGCTTTGGTAAACGGAAAGAACTTAACGGCGAGTACTATTGCCGGATCTTAACGCCCGATAGTAAGTGCCTCGATAAGAGAGCCTATGAAAGTGACGGCGATTGCCCGTTCTGTAAGAAGGATAACCGGTTCACAAATGGGACTTACTACCCGCATCGAGAATTTTATAAGAAGGAGAAAACAGTATGAGTAAGTACTATGAAGTATGGAGTGAGAACAACGCAATTAGACTTTGCCTTTGCGAAGAAGATCGAAACGAGGCCGGCGAACTTGTGAAAACACAGGAGTCAAGTATCTCCATGTCACCTAATAAAGCAATTGCACTTGCCAAGAAGCTGTCACTTTTAGCAGAGAAAATGAAGGAAAAAGAGCCCCGATAAGCAAAATAGATGGGGTAAAATTTGACACGAGGGTGACGGCCGAGGCCCTTTTCTTTGGCTAAAAGTAAAAGAAACCGTCAGTTTGCCAGTTTTGACCCCTATTTTAGAAAGTTTTTAGAAAAATGAATAAAAATATAAAAAGAATAGAAATGGGGGTATAAAAGTGACAGCCTGACGGCCTATAGGAGGTACTATGAGAAGTTCTACGAAGTCATTTATATTTACAGCCCTGTCTTGTATTGGGACTGTAGCATCCGCTATTATGGCCATTCACGAAACGAAAAAACGCATGGAACATTTAGATGATATGCATGATCGCGGGATACTGAAAACCGTCTGGGATTACAAAGGAACGATCGCCGCGGTTGGCTTATCCTGCACAGCAAGCATCTTATCAAGACATACGTCTGAGAAAGCGATCGCTGGTCTTGTAAGCTCACTTGGCGGCGCAATCATGACACGCGATATTGCACTAAAAGATTCCCTTTCCTATTTACCAAAAGAAGAACGGGACGAAATACTAGATGAACAAATTGCAGAAGCTGCAGCGAAAACATGGAGACCAGACGTATCGGTGGAACACACAGGATTTGGCGATGAGCTTTGCTACTTTGAATTTAGCGGCAGGTGGTTCACGTCAAGTGAAGACGCCGTACGGAATCAGCTTAAGATGTTTAACGAAGACTTAGTGGACGGATTCGTTTATGTTGACTCTGGCGGCGGTGAAAAAGTAAAAGTCGGATGCTACGCCGCACTTAGCGAAGTGTATGAAGCACTCGGGCTAACTCCAGATCAATTCGGCGATACGTACGGCTTCGCGCCCGATTACTATGATGAGAAGGAAGGCGTGATATTTAGGTTCCGACGCGCGACACAGTACACTGACAATGCCGGTGTCACGCATAACACAAACGTATTTGTCATTTCAATCGATGAGGCGACATGGCCTTGCGACTGGCACCTTGAAGCATAACAATTCGCGATAATTTCATGGACTATAATAGAGGTGGAAAATAATTTCCTTCTCTTTATATTTTTAGCTTATAAAACGAAAGGAGAAACAAATGAAACTCAAAGCATTAGCGTTTGCAGGCTTGGCCTTTGCAAAGAAACATGAAGGCACGATACTCACGGCAGGATCCATGATTAGTACAGGTCTTGCCGTTTTCTTTGCGCTTCGGGACGCTCCGAAGATCATGGCAAAGTTTGACGAGATTAGAGAGAAGGATCTTACGACAATCGAGAAAGCAAAGGAGATCGCTCCGGTCGTAGCTAGAGTAGGACTTGCAACAACAGCCTCCTTTATATTTCAGGCGGCCAATCACAAGTATGCAGCAAATGCAGTAAGCTCTGCAGCAAACGCCATCGGTCTTTACAACATGGCATCCAAAGAGCTGGAACTTAAAGACAAGGCCATCGCTGAGATTGCCGGAGAAGATACGGTAAAAGCGGTCAACAACAAAGTTGCAGAAGAAAAGGAAGCCGCGACTACTGGTGTTGGATATTCCGAGTGCCCGACTAGAAAGGTCATCTATACTGGCGAAGGCACGGAGCTCTTTTACGACAGAGATATTACGGGTTGCTGGTTCTATAGCAGCTACATGAAAGTATGGGATCATTTGCTTGAACTTAATTTCGAAGCACACGACGTTGATATTTATGCCGACGAGTATGCATCAAAACTCGGTATTGCAGAAGCAGCACCATCCTCGCTTAACGGACTATATTGGCGATGCACCCAGAGGGCGCATACCATCAAACCTGATATTGTAGTAAAGAATGACGGGCCTTCCGTGTACTGGGAGATCTCGTTTGACGACTATGGCATGCCAAAACGTAGAGAGGACTGGTGAGATGTTAGGCGATACACAAATCATTATTGAGTTTGAGCACTTTTGTCATAGATGTAAATACAGAAAATGCAATCCGCATCGATATCCTTGCGATGAATGCATGTCACACCCGGTCTCGTGGAACTCTGCGAGGCCGGTTTTCTTTGATGAAGACGAACATAAAGAGTGCCATCCGCGAAAAAAACATAGCCTGTAATGATAAGTAGCATAAACATTATATGATAAGGAGGACAATGTTATGTCACACAACAACAAAAACAACAACCAGAACAATCAGGCAACTGTTGACGTGAAACCGGAAGAATTGAAACCGGTGAACAACGAGAAGCCAGAAAAGGTTAAGATCACGTTTAAGGAACGTGTCTTTGGATTTCCCAAGAGGCATCCGAAAATCGCCAAAGCAGGTAAAGTTGTTCTTGAGACTGTAGGAATTACTGCAATCGCTGGAGCAGCTGCCGTTGGAGGCGGGTACTTTGGATGCACCTTGGCACATAAGGACATGGAAACACTTGATATTGACGACTATCTTGACAAGAGGGCACTTGCGATCACGGCCAAGCCGCCGGTTGACGACGTCAAGCCTGACACTGCGGATGATGGTTCAGAGGACACAACGACGTTTGACTGATAAACGCTTATCACAAAAGAGACTGTGCATTTTGCATGGTCTCTTTCGTTTTGTATAGAAAGGAGCAGACATGTCATCGATAGATGATGCAATGAAGAAAGAGATCGAGCGTGTCTCCGGAGACGTGATCCAGGAGAAGCATAAGGTAAAGAAAGTATCGGGTCTTATGCGAGACGGCGATAACAGCGCGCTATCAAAATTTAAAGATACGTTCTTTGAGGAAGATGCGCACACCGTAGGCGAAGGGATCCTCGAAGATGTCATTATCCCGACGATCAAAAATCTCGTGGCTGATATTTTCATTGGAAGCATCGAGCGGGCACTATTTGGAAAGTCAAGATCAAAGGGCAGTGGTTATACGAACTACTCGTCCTCTCTTGTTCGAACACATACGGCTTCCGGTACGAACTACTCGAACGTATCGAAAAAGCCAAGTGCGCCAAAAGAAGAGAAGGAAAAGATCTCTCTTAACAATCTTATTATGAAGAGCCGTCCAGATGCACAGTGTCTCATCGACGAGATAAAAGGGGAGATCTACGAGCATGGCCAGATATGCGTAGCGGATGTCTACGAGATGCTTACCTCTGATGACGAGGTTGGGTCCACAGACTTCACCGATAACTACTACGGCTGGAAGAACATCGACGGGGCTTATATTAAGCCTGCCGGATCCGGATTCAGAGTAATATTACCAAAACCGATACAGCTTGATTGATATTTAAAAAGAAAGGATAAAAGCATGTTTAAGATTACGTTTGATCTGTCCATAACGGGACTCGTATCTCTTGCCGTCGCCGGTATATCACTTATCGTGGCGCATACATCAAAGAAGAAGCTTGACCGCGTTTGTGACAAGCTTGACATTGCACACGACAAGATCATGGATAAGGACTTCGATCTGGAAGGCTATGTCACGCAGAAGGTTATTGAGGATGTCGTTCGTGACCGTGCTGCAAAAGAAGTCGACTATCAGGTTCGTCCGATCGCAAAAGAGGCGCTTAAAGAGGCCAACACGATCTTTAGTAAGAAGATCGAGATCGAGATCAACGAACAGTATCAGGATACCAAGGCAATGGTAAAGGATGCGCTTAAAGAAAAGGTTGGCGAGATTGATATTTCGGATGTGAAGAAAGAAGTCATTAAGGACGCCAAACGCGAGGCGATGGATAAGCTTGACTCCGATCTTGACGTCATTCGTGAGTCCTATAACAAACAGATTAAGACGCAAGTGGAAACGCTTGCCAGCCTCGGTAACATGACGAAATCGTTCGTGAAAGGAGTTATCTAATGGGAATTAAAGATAATGTCATCGGATTATTTAATAGAGGAAAATTCTTTGCACAGGCCAATTCGCCGAAGATCTGCTTTGTGCTTGGTACGGTAGAACTGGCTGTGACGGTTGTGTCAGCCTGCAAAGCAACACTGAAATTTAAAGATCACATCGATGAGTACAAAGCCCGCATGGCGAAACTTGATACGATCGCTAAAGCGCAGGAAGATGGCACCGCGACTGAGGACGCTGCGGAAATCGATGTAAAGAAGTACAGAAGAGATGCCAAGATTACGCTGGGTCTTGACTTCTTTAAGTGCTACTGGAAGACCATGGTCCTTGGCGTTGCGACAACCGGTACCTACTATGCCGGATACAGGGAACTCACAAATCGTGCCATCGATGCAGCTGGTGTTGCTGCGGCTGCTATGACCCAGCTTAAAGAAGAGCGGGCCAGAATCGAAGAAAAGTATGGTCCAGAAGGCTTAAAAACCGCGATGGGACTTAGTGAAGAACAGGCGACCGTTGAGGGACACATTGATAAAGAAACCGGCGAGCAAGTCGTCGACCGTGTGACTTATCCGGAAGCTAGAGACTTATTTGGTATCTGGTTTGATGCGACCCATAAAGACTACGACAAGACGATCGGAGCAAACAAAAATTATCTTGCACAGAAGGAAGTGTTCCTTAACTGGAAACTTGACCGCGATGGGAAACTCTTTGTAAACGACGCTTTAAGGATCCTTGGCTACGACGACAAAGATCTCTTTGAAGCAGGCCAATATTACGGCTGGATCAAATATAAGACCGACGAGGAAGCAGCCAGACACGGCGCAGACAATTATATTAGCCTTGGGGTATTTAAAGACCATGGAATTAATAAGGACTTTGCGGAAGGCAGGGTTCGCGAAGCCTTTATTATGCTAAACGTCGATCCGATGCCAATCACGGACAAATGTGGATTCAGGAAAATGGGCGACCGATTTGAAGATGACCGTAGAATACCGCTTCGCGTTCCGGAATTTGCATAATGAAAAGGGAGGACTGTGCGTATGATGTCAATTCTCGGTACCATTTTGGCCATTGGAATCATTGGCCTCATACTGAAATTCGTCACGCTTTTTATTGGGCTGGGGCTTCTTGCTCTGGCCTATGACATTCTATTCGGGAGGTCACTTAAATGAAGATAGTAGGTCTACTTGCCGTCTTTCTTCTTGGCGGCGGAGCTGGATTTGCCGGTGGATATTTGTTTGCCAGTAAGAAGAAACAAAAGTTCGCCGATGCGCAGATCGCGGACATGGAAAGATATTTCAAGAAGAAGTACGAAGAGAAGGCTGCGGATGAGGATGCGGACATTATGGAAGGCGATTTCAAGGAAGTAGAGGAAGAACCTACTCCTGCACCCGCCACGTATGATACCACACCGAAAAACGCTGAGGATAGCTTAACTCGAGAAACGAAAGAGCGTACGTTCCGAAAGGCGTCTCATGACTATACACAGTATTACCGCGGAGAGGCGGCAACCATGGATGATGAAGAATATAGTGAAGACTTTGCCTTAGGTCTTCAGGCAAACGAACGGGCCATGGAAAGCAGAGGACCGACCCTTATATCTGAACGAGAGTTCGGTAAGGACACCTCTCTTAAAACCATGGACCTGAACTATTATCAGGGCAACGGCGTACTAACAATCGAAGGCGACGTTGATGAAGAAGTCATCGAGGATTTCCAGGAGATCGAAGCCATGATTGGCGACAAGATCATTGAATCCGGATTCGCCGACGACAATCGCGATACGCTGTATGTCCGAAACGAAAAGATGGGAACGGACTATATGATCAACAAGATGTTCGCTTCCTATGAGGATGGATAAAATGAATAAGTATATTGAGCATTTGATGGATTTAGTTGGAATCGATATGAGTCATTATGCACTTTGCAGCAGGCTGATGTCGATTCCTTTTCATTACGACGAGCATTTCATAACGGATCGGAATAGGAGAGATGATGGTGAGGATCTGCGCCTATCTTATATGGACGGGGGCGAGGACCGGATCTCTCATGATATTCCAATCAGCGTTCTTGAAGTACTGGTTGCGCTTGCGATCCGGATCGATCTTGATATTATGGGCGAGCCCGGAAATAGGGACCCCGGAAAGTGGTTCAATCTTATGCTTAAGAACCTTGGTATTGATTACATGACGGATCGATACTTTGACGGTGGGAAGATTGACATGGTGATCGAGCGCTGGCTTGACAGGGAATATGACATGAACGGACAGGGATCGCTGTTTCCGCTTACGAAATGCCGGCTTAATCAAAGAGGAATCAGTATCTGGGATCAGGCATGCCAATACATCGTGGAGAATTATAGATGAGTGACCCAAAGATCGTAAAGAAAGATGCCTACATGGGTATCGTAAAGTATCTTTCAAATCATCCGGAAGAGTTCGTAAGCTCACACGAACTTGCGAGAAGATTTGGAATCGAAACGCATACAGCTAGAAAGTACGCAAAACGTGCGGAAAAAGTTTTAGGAGGCCGAGTTGAATCTGAGCCCGGTCTTGGTTATATCTGGACACCAAAATACACGTATAAATAAGAATAGGAGAACAACATGAAAAAGGTATTAATGATCGTAATAGGAATCGCACTGTATGAACTTGGTTACAAGCATGGTCACGACGACATGCATATTGCGATGCTTCAGTCGCTGCTTGATGAAGATGTAACGATTGACTATGGTACAAAGGATAAGGGTGATGAAAGCTGATCCGATCCTTGACATGTTCTCGAGGCTTAAACGCATGAGCTACCATGAATTTGAAACGAAGCTTGGAGCGTACGGCCAGGCTTCTTTTAACATGGGACTAAAGTACAGCAACGAGAACGGTGTCACATGGTTTGAAGATGATATTTTTGACGTCATGATTAATTGCGGTGTCGATCCAGATACCGCAAACAAAGTGATTGATATTTTAATTACAGGAAAAGAATAGGAGAAGCATATGGCAAAGACAATTACGATTGATGACGATGGGAACATTGTTGGGTATAAGCCGATTGCAAAATGGGCTAAGAGAAGCGGCATTCCGTTAAACACGGCATATGTGTACGCTGAAAGAAACAGGATTCCGGCTTTAAAAATTAAACTTGAAAACAGCTTTTCCGTATTTATCCCTGAAGATTACATATATATTCCTGGAAAGCGCGGAGTCAAACGAAAAGTAAAGGAGGAAACATGACGGCACTTGGAGTTGATGAACTGAAAAAACGTATCACGGAGCACACGATTAGTGTTCCGGAAAATATGACACCAAACGATCTTGTGATGTGGCTTAGCGGGTACCAGGAATGCCTAAGCCGTATCATTTCGATTATTGATGACATGTACACAGACAAGTACAGATGAAAGGAGAAACACATGAACGCCAAAACACCTGTTAGCGCACTTATCCATCTTGATACAGGCGAGGATATTAAGATCCGCGACATCGTCGAAGTGGTAGATACGTCTGTCGCCACAGCCTTTATATACCGGTATACCTACTACGATGAGGAAGGTATGCACACCCTCATGAAGTCATATACGATCAATAATAACCGGATCGTTTATATTAAAGCCGATCTTAGCGAAGAGGAAGACTAAACATAATAAGAAAGGAGCTACTCATCATGAAAAAGGAAAAGACATTAGTCGACTATATTGGGGTACCGGCAACACTTGAACAGACGGGTGAGGAGTGCAGCGAGCTTAGCTTTGCGGCACTTAAACTTGCCCGTATGATGCGCGGCGAAAACAAGGTACACGGACATACAGAGGAAGAGCTGAAAGAAAAGCTTACCGAAGAGTGCGCTGATATTTTGATCTGCATCAACGAGCTCGTAAACTGCGATCTCGTAACTGTGGACGCTCTGTGTAAGGGCATCGAGCAGAAGGAAAAGCGGATGAAAGAGCGCCTCACCGGGGAGCTTGAAGAAGTAAAGAAGCCCGATAAGATAGATCCGATGGATATTCTTATGAACAACCTGGCCGATGCCATAACCGATATGTTTGAAGCCATTATTACGGGGCCTGCTCCGAAAGATAAAGAGAAAACGAAAGAGGACGAGGTGAAGTGATGTGCTGGACTTCCTTAGTATCGGGATCGAAGAAACACGAAATGGCAAGAAAGTAAAGCCTAAGTTCGAAGTGAACTTCAACACGAAGGATCTCATGACTCGTGGCGGTGACTTCTATGCAGTCTGGGATGAGCGAAAAGGGATCTGGTCGACGAATGAGCAGAGCGTTATCGATCAGGTCGACATGGCAGTAAAAGACTATGTGTCAAAGCGATCTGCTGCTTTCCCGGAAGAGAAAATTATTCCGGCGTATATGAGAGATTCCGATTCCGGAAGTATAGACAGGTGGCACAAGTACGTGAAAGATCAAATG